ACTTACAACATGACCAATGGTATCACTCTGTCACTGAAGCGTTGTCCTATGTTCGACAACATGGAGCTGTTCCGTCAGCTGCACCCACTGACAGGTAAACCACTGATGTCTTACACATTCTTGTTCGTAAACATCAGCAACTTCGACGGTCAGGCTAACATCGTTAAGGTATGTCGTAAGGGTCGTGAGTTCGTTCAGTGGTATACTGGTGGTTCTGTAGCACCTAACGGTTATGCTAACAGCATCAACACACTGCGTTCTAACAGCCGTGATGGTTACCAGGTACACTTCCTCGGTGAGGTTGGTATTATGGTTCGTAACCCACTGTCTTGCGGTATTCTGTACTGCGATGCTGAGGATACTGAGATCTCTAATGACGGTATTTTCACTATCGGTGCGTAATATTAAATAAACATATAAGTATTCGACGGGGGTCGTAAGACCCCCTGTTCGATACTCAACAACTAATGTAAATTATGGTAGTTGAATTAAAAATTAAGAAGAAGAATCCCTGGGGTAACTTTATTAAGTATCGTAACTGTTTTGATTACATTGCACCTTACTTCACACGCTCTGGGTCGATTTATACGGGTCTCACCCCAGAAGATGAGAAATATTTTGAGAAAGCTTTAGGTTATGAGGAAGGTCATCTGGCAAAAACGTCAGACTTCTGGACAACCTTCTGTGTAAAAGTTGGTGCTCGTACAATGCTGCTCGACGATTCAATTCCCCGTCAGGCAATGATGATTAAGTTCCTTAGTGGTCACAAGCGTGTTGCTACTTCACTTGACCGTCTTGATGCTGGTAAGGATTACCTGTTGATTAATCGTGAGGCAGAGGCAGTAGAACAGAACAAGCAGAACAAGCTGCGTAGAGATGCAATCAAGGAGTTCGATAGTCTGTCACTCGACCAGATGCGTCAGTGCTTGCGACTCTTCGGTATGTCTGCAGATCGCATGTCTAATGAGCTCGTAGAGTCTACATTGTTTAACATGGTTGATAAGAATCCTAAGAAGTTCTTTGACAAGTGGGTTAACAATAAGGCTAAGGACACAGAGTTCTTGCTTGAGCAGGCTATTGCTAAGGGTGTAATTCGTAAGGATAAGACACACTACTTCTACGGTACTGACATGTTCGCAGATAGTCTTGCCGATGCTATCGCATACTTGGATAGTAAGAAGAACCAGGACTTGAAGCTTACAATCATAAACGAGACAAAAAATAAGTGATCTAACGATCAAACTATGAGATATGACGCATAAAGACATATATACTAAATTCATGATAGAATATGACAAAGCTAATGTTACTTCGTCATATCCATCGTTGACCGAATATGAAGTTGCTACCGTCTTAGACAAAGCATATAACGCACTGATTGCTCAGAAAGTTACTGGGAACAATGTTAGACGTTCAGCCGTAGAAACTGATATTAAATCTATTTCAGACTTACAACCGTTGCTCACACACGCGCATCCAGTATTTCAAGACTTCGATGCTAGCGGAGAAGAGGTTGCTGTTAACATAGCTACATGTAGTCTTCCTTCAGATTTCTTGTATTTCGTACAGATGTACTTGATACAGAAGGTTAAGGGTTCGGATTCAACAGCGCTTAACGTAAATGAAGATGCTGTATATACTGATCCTAACACAGACTTTGAACACAGGTATCCAGACTTTGAGATGCCACAAGAGTCTGTCACAGCAGGTCATATATACGAGCCACCTGCAGCTACAGCAACACAGAATCCTATGGACACTAGAAAGTATAGACGCATTCCTGTAAGACTTGTACCGCATCAGGTAGCTGAGAAGTTCTTTGCTACTTCGTACAATATGCCTTGGATTAAGGTTCCTGTATGTTACATCGAAAATAATAAAGTAAATGTAGTATATGACCTTCTTAATCCTCCATATGTATCGGTAGGTGCAGCAGCTCACATGGTGTTTATTAAAAAACCTAATACGTTTGTTAAAGACTTCACTAAAGCTCCATTCTTAGGAAATGCAATAAGTGGAGGTAGTAATTTTGAATGTCCAGCTACAAGCGATGTAAACATAATAAACGCTTATAAATTTGAATGTAACGATACAGTAGCAGAAGAGCTGATATCACTTGCCGTAGCATTTGCGTTGGAGAACGTAGAGTCTAGCAGACTTAATTCTAAACTTAATATGAGAGGACTTGAAGCATGACACTGACAGAAACAAGACAGTTAGGTATTGAATTCGAAAGACGAGTTCAGACCATGATTCCTGAAACAGAATTCCTCGCTAAGCTTGATACGGATACTATTTATTCGTTCATTAATCAATATCAAGACAAGCTTATACAGGAACTGTACAGGACTATAGATCAAGTAGAGTCTTCTAATAATGAGACATACTTAGAGACTCTCTTAAATAGTATGATGGAGACTGCTACTCTTACGCTTTCTGATACAGCCCCTATTCGCAGAAGCGAACTTCCTACAGACTTTGGTTTATACATCAAGAGCTATTCTAACGTATCTAATACATATAGATATAGATAGAGTGGACAGAATCAAGGAATACTTCCAAATAAGCTTATATCAATTAAGGAGGTGAATGAGGTACTTTCTAGGCCTCAGGACAGCATGAGAATCATTCGCAGTCCATTTGTATGGTTGGCCGATGAAAACGGCTTAGGATCGCTCTATGACAGCTATACAACGCCTACAAGTATATACTTAGAGTATTACAGACTTCCACACTATATGGACCTCATGACATCTACTGCTTGTGAGTTACCAGTGGAGATGTTTGAACAGCTTGTATCAGGTGCAGTAGATTTGTACGTATAGTATGCAGCAGGAGCTGAAGCTAGAAAGAAGCAGATGCAGCAAGCACAGCAACAGTAGAACAAACGTAACGAAGATGAAGAATAATTATGAGAGGAATTGATATATTAGCAGCTTTCGAGCTTGAAATAAATAAGATAAACGAAGATATAGAAAAGCCGCTCACAGACGATTCTTTATACTGGATCAACCAAGCTATCGTTAAGTTCGTTAAAGATAGATTCAATGGAAATGCTCCTAAGAGAACTTCGTACGAGCAAAATGAGAAGCGTACACGCGATTTAATTAAGCTGCTGGTAAATACTCCAGTAGCAGCAAATGGAGAGCCTGTAGAGCACGTGAACTACCTAGAATACAATTATACGTATCCTACTGATATGATGTTCGTACTAAACGAAGATGTTGTTATATCAGATATGAACGATGAACATCAAATGGACACTTGCGTATTCGAATGTACTGCTGATAGTTTTATGTATAGAATAAACAACAAGCTCACAGATTTCCATTATCGCTTTCATAGAGCAAGACCTTTGAGAATTCGCACTGCAGACGGCTTTAAACTTCTGACGGATAAAAATTATAAAATAAACACATACAGTTTGGGTTATCTTAAAACTCCAACTGAAATCACATCTGCAGATCCTACAACAAACTATACGGACTTTGCAGATCACATATGGTTAGAAATCATTAAGATTGCAGCTCAAATGTATATCGAGAATCAAGCTGATCCTAGATATAGAACTCTGACTAATGAAGTTCTAACACAAGAATAACAAGAATTTTAAACGTGGAAACCCCAGCTAGTTAGGTCTAGACATTTGAAATATAGGGGGAGTAGAATAAAATTATTAAATTATGTTAAATTACGTAACAACCGTGCTCGTTAGCAATCTGAACAACGCTGATAACGTTTTTGCTCCTGCACAGAATCACCTTGAGCCTACATCTGCTGATGCTGGCAAGTTTGTTATCATGAACTGCGATGCAGACGTAGACGCAGCTAAGTTGTATGATGTTACTGCTCAGAATGCTGGTGACATTAAGACAATCAAAGTTGGTTTTATTACCAGCAAGACTATGGCTTTCCATAAGCCAGACGGTACAACCGTTCAGTCTCCTATTATCAAGTGGTCTAATCAGATTAAGGCTGCTGATATTAAGAGCTTTAATACTCACGCATATGCTCAGGATACTGAGGATACTGTAGTAATCGATTTTTCTAGTTGTTCTGACCTTGGTTCTGGTAAGCCTCTGTCTGACGCAGGTAAGCGTGTAATTGTTCGCCTTACTTATAAGGATATGCCTCACCGCTTCCGTAAGTGGACTGAGAGCTATGAGTATACCACTCATGATGGTGAGACTGCTGCTAATATGGCACAGAACATTGCTAACATGATCAATAAGGAGTGGAAGCGTGCTCGTATACAGGCATCTGCTGCTTCTGGTGTACTTACTCTTGTTGCTCTTCCTTACGACGATGACGATGCAGTAGATACACTGAATGTAGCAAATAAGGTTCGCTTCAATGCTAACGTGTATTGGACTGATCCTCATGCAGATGGTTGGGCTTCTAAGAACAAGAACTTCCCTGCCGGTACTACTATTACAAAGACTCCAGGTGAGACTTATTGCGCTTCAGCTAAGCTGGTTCGCGACCGTGAGGCTTGGGCTATGGGTTATCAGGGTATCCTGAACCGTGGCGAGGGCACATGGCCAATTATTAAGCCTGACATGGAGACTCAGCTCGACAAGCAGTACAACGCTCTGACTCTTGAGTTCGAGAACATGTATCGTGCTGCTGATGATATCCAGCGTAAGACCAAGCAGGTTCTGGAGGTTTACTCAGTTAAGAGTGCTCTTATCGAGGCTATCCTCGGCGCTTTCGTTTCTGGTGTAAATGCAGAGGCTCAGAGCAGTGGCTCGAATGGTTAATATTAACTGAACTAAGCTAGGGTAGGGCAACTGCCCGTCTCTAGCTTTTTTCATAAATACAGCATTATGAAGAAAATAAGAATTGGAAATGACATTCGTCTTGCTGTAGATCTTCGTAAAGTTGTCGAAGAAGGCGACAACACTTTTGCTGTAAGGCAAATTACAGCTTATCTTGTGAATACTACCAAAGTAAAGGAATACGAGGATAAGATTAAAGAACATCCGAAGTTTCATGGTAGATTTCCAAGAGAGCCGTTCTCTCATGACTATGACACTACACCGTGGTGTCTGTGTGGATGTGGTATGCCTACATACAACGCATATCCTGTGAATGCTGCATGCGTATACAGTGGATTCGGTACTGAGCCATACAGCAAACTTAATAAAGACCTTGTTAAGATTGCTAAGTATATTCAATATAGAGCCGAATGTAAACCTGCCGCACAGCAAAATATAATTAACGTTTATTTTCCGGCCAAAGATCAGTTCTGTACGGGTGAGTATAAGCTAGTTGTTGTAGCTAAGGTATACGCACCAGGCTATAATGATGAGGACTTGAAGACCGTTTAGGTTGATGTTCCTGAGGTATTTGAACTGGTTGAGACTACTGAAGAAGGAATAGATACTGGCGTTGTTATATCAACCGATGTCGACAACGCTGCCGACGGAACTGCTGGAGCAGATGACCAAGATGTGATATTCACCGATGTTTACGTGAACGGCGGAGTGTTATCCGACGGAAACATCATACTTAGTAGAACTGACAACAATCCCGTGTCAATTGATCTTGACGGAGTTGTGGGATGGTATGAAGGAGATTAATATGAACTGGAAAGAAATAACGCAATACACGACAGCGGTAGCATCGCTGGCGAGCGGTATAGTATTGACTTACTTCCAGTATTTTAATTCAGGTGATATTACAAATGGCATGCTTGGTTATGTAGCTCAGACGCTGATTTATGCGGCCAGCATCTTCGGAGTTACTATGTATTGGAATGGAAAATATAGCGAATTAAGATCGATTGTAGTAAGAAATAATGGGAATACTAGCATGGCTAGTAGCTCACCCAAAGAAGCTATTTAAGGCCTTTGTAGGCCTCTCTGTGGCACTTTTACTTGCCTGGGGCATAACTCTTAGCAACCAGAATAAAAAGCTGTCAGAAAGCCTAGAAATGGCTTAGAACAACATTGAGGCCTATTAGGGCTCCTTACAGGGGTCCTAGTAGGCCAATAATGTTTTATAGCTAAACATTGATGAGCTACAGCAATATAATGACAAGCTTGTACACCAGTTGGATAGTGTACGCGACAAATTAAAGATTAAACCTAAACAAATAAAGACAGCTGCAACGCAAACGTAGTCTATAAACGTTATAGGTAGTAAAAAGATAGAAAAGGATATTATAACTATACTTAAAGATAGTATATATAAAGATAGTATAAGATTTAATGATCTTACTATGGTATAGTATACTATTGGTAAAGATACTGTTAATATAGCTTTAGATATTAATAATACTCAGTACTTGTATGTATATACTGATAAGCACTATAAGAATAAGAAGAGCTTCTTAAAGAGATTATTTACATTAGACTTTAAGAAAGTAACAAGTACTAAGTATGTAATAGAAAACACTAATGATATTATTAAGACTGACTCAGTTAGAGTAGTCGAAGTAACAAAGAAATAACATGGCGGAGATTTCACTGAAGACACTAACAGATGATATTCTTCTCATGGTAAGAAATAACAACATTAGCGAGAGTGAAGACTTCTCAAGGTCTCATATACATGCTTGGATTAACGCATATAGAGCTAAGCTCTGGAAAGACGAGCTTGACAAGCGTAAGATGGCTAGAAAAGCAGGCCAGTTAGATGACGAGACAGCAGAAGACAATGAGTTCATTACTCGTGTTGAAGTAGGACCCCTGATTCTTGAGGATGTACAATCCCAGGAGGATGGGGTTCCTACGTATACAAAGCGTACTAAAGATCCACTGGAGAACGTACTTGACAACAACGAGGGCAGCATTCTTGCTGTGCACGATATGCTTGGAGAGAATATACAGTATATGAATCATGTACGCAGACATTACGCTTACTGGAGAAAATATACATTTGGAGAAATGACTGCTCATTATAAGAATGATGGTCATATTTATGTACAAGGTCTCGTAGATAATAATGCTCTTAAGTACATATACGTACTGTATTTGAAAGAGATTCCATGCGAGATTGTTGATGGCGATGATCCTAATGCACCAGATGAAGATGAAGTAATGATTCCTGGTTGGATGGTTCCTCCTATCAAAGAATTAATAATGAAAAATGAATTGGCGTTCATGCTTAACAGACCTAGCGATGATAGTAATAATGCTACTCTTGCTAGCGTAAAGCCGCACGGTCCACAAGACGATGAAGAATAAACAATCTATAACATTTAGGGACTTATATCGTACAATGCCAATAGAGGTTGATTACGGGCTCTACAAGCGCATATTAGAAGAAATGTGCAGAATTATACTAGACGCAATACTAAACAGCTCAGACGGCTTTAAAATGCCTTTTGGGCTAGGTTTTATACAGGTAGGAAAATATCTACCTAAAGCGCTTAATGATAAGTCCCTATCTGTAGATTACAAAGCTAGTCGAGAATATGATAAACGAATATATCATTTGAATGAACATTCGAATGGGTATAAGTACAGATTGTACTGGTCTAAAATACCTCGCACATTCCCAGACAGATATAAATACCAACTATGTTTCGTAAGATAGAACAAGCGTAGACTAGCACAACTCATATTTAACAAACAAGACTATTTGGATATAAATGATATACAATTATATAAAGTGTGAATCAGTCATGGCTAAGATTATGGCTGATTTAGATTCTACTGAAGTAAGGCATAGGACCTCAGACATCAGGGAATGGATATTCGAAGCCATAGATAAGATTGGTGCGCCGATGTAGTATATCAGTAAAGAATCAGGGGTAGATGGAACCCCAATATTTTCAATACAGGATTATCAAGTCCCCATTCCAGCAGACCTTGTTGTATTAGACGGTCTAGCTTACTCTACTAAAGAGAATGGTCCTTGGATTCCTATGGTAAAGAGTACGGCTCTGTTTAAGCAATAGAAACGCGTTAAGAGGCCTTCTTTTACTGGCACTGACGTACTTATCCACGACTTCGAAAATAAAGCCGTAGAGAGCCCAGAAAGGTTCCCAGATCCAATTACTACCAGAGGTATTACATCACAGTCTCAGATGTACACTATCAATACAACAAAGTACATCAATAGAATGGCTGGTGATGAGATATTACATCAGAAACCAGAGTACTTCATTAAACCTGGTTGGGTAGTAACAAACAAAGACAAAGGATATATTAAATTTGCTTACAAAGCTATAGCAACAGACGAGAGAGGATATCCTTTGATTCCAGATTTAACATCATATCAGGAAGCTGTATATTGGTATGTAGTAATGAAATTAGCGTTCCCTAAGTTTATGTCTGGTACACTTAGTGGTACAAGTTCTAAATACTCAGCTAAGTTCTCTAAGGATACATACTTCTACATCCAACAGCAATGGAACTTCTATAGAAACCAGGCTTATGCAGAAGCTATGATGCCTACAGCAGATGATATGAAGAATATAAAGAATGATTGGCACAAACTTATCCCAGACTATGAAGCCGACGATACATTCTTTAAAGACATAAATAAAGAACAGATAACCTATAACGACTACTATCATGGATATTAATAAAGACCAGTAGGTCAATACGTTCTTGAAAGGCATGAATACTGACCTATCTGACGCCTTGATAGATAATAGTCAGTATAGATATGCTGAGAATATCAGAGTAACAACTAATACAGATCACAATACTGGCGAGGCTAGACTTATAGAAGGTAATACTAAGATAGCTGAGTTCCAGGGAAAACAAATAATATATATAAACTCTATACGTGACTACGTTGTAGTAATATGTGCACACACAATTACAATAAACAATGAGGAAACAGAGTGTTGGAGTTTATATGTTAGCGATAACAAAGGAGAGGACTGGACACTTGTATTTGGTCCATGTACAGATACACTATGGGACAGTTTAGACACAGTGTCAATCTCAGGTGTAATGAGATTTGAATCTGAGAATAACATTAAGCTGTATCTTGCAGACGGTAAACATGTTATAATACCAATGTGGGTGGACAAATCCCACTGGCCATCTGAAGTTCCTACAGAAATGGATACTCTCACAGGGTATCAAGATACATTCCTTCCTGCTCCTGTAGCTTCTATAAGTAACAATGCAGGACACCTTAAACCAGCTAAGGTACAGTATATATACAGACTGTATAAGCGTGGAGGCGCTGCTACTACTCTGTCTCCTGTAGGTAACGTGTTATCTTTGTATAAGAATGATTCTGAAGGATATTCAGATAAAGAGCTTACAAATAAAGCTGTTACAGTACGAGTATATTTTGATGGCGGTACTACAGGATTAAATAGAATCCAACTGTTCAGAATTACTTACATGTACAATGGACAGACTCCTACTGTACAGAGAATCGAAGACAAGGAGATTGATCCTACACAAGAATACGTAGATATAGAAGACTATGGAGATAGCCAAGAGGAGCTTGGTATAAGCGAATTACTTGGACTTACTCAGATGCAGATTAAACCTAAGATTATTGAGAGCAAGGGTGATATACTTTTTGCTGCTAATCTTAAGTATGTGCAGGATGATGTAGATAAGATGTTCGAAGGCTACGACACTCGTTCATTTAGCTCCGGTAACTATTGGAAATTAATATCTACGCCTCCTGCCTCTACTACAAAATATCAATGGGATTCTACAAGTTATGTATGGAGAGAAACACAAAACAATATAACTCTTGAAGAATATCCTATAACATTCTCTGTTTCTCAGAACGGACTTATGTCCACATTAAATACCCCTCCAGCTCAAGCAGAACTGTGTCATAGGCAGTTTAATAGTCCAGACTATACATATAACATTGATTATTGGCGTCCAATATCAGAAATATCTGATGGAACCTTTCCTGCGCCGTTCATTACAACAGAGATTGGTGGTAAGGGTCCAAATATTAACTGGAGACTTGTAGAGGAAGACGTTGTAGTAAATCACAATGGTTGGGATGTAACACAACAGAGAAACTTCTATAAGTGTGACGAGACCTATCGATTTGGTGCTATATTATACAACGATAAAAACCAAGCATCTTCTGTGAAATGGATTGCTGATATACGTATTCCACCTAGAAAGCCAAACGATTATACGTTTACGTCAGAAGGTGTATGTACAGTAAAGATGTACAACATCAAGTTCTATATAAAGAATTTCCCAGATAACTGTAAAGCAATATAGATTGTACAATGCCCTAGACGTTTTGACGACAGGCACATTATTACACAGGGCATCGTATCAGCACCAATGAAGATGTCTAAGAGTACAGGAGAAACAAACTATATGTGTCCTTCTGGCATTATGTCACTCTAGTATATATACGCTAATAACGAAAACAGTGATATTTCTACAGAAACAGCATATATAAGAACTGCACAATCTGCTAGAGATACAATCTAGTTTGCTTCGCCTGAATACGCATACCAAGCTGACGATATAAAGAACGTAATGAGTACGTATAAGAGTCAGATATCGGTAGAACACGTAGCTGCATTTACTACACCTGGAACATGGCAAACAGTAAGTAACATATCAGTTTCCGCTCCAGTATAGACTATAAGATCTACGAACAGTAAAAGCGATATAGGATTTAGATTTCGTAGAGTGTCTTATAATAATAAATTGTAGTTTTATGTTGATGTAAATACGTTGCAGGATGAAGTAGCTAGCGATGTACTAAATTCATCTGTAAACAGAAAATATGATGGATCCGCGTTAAAACGCGAAATTATTAATCAAGGGATAATAGGAAACGTTACAAATGAAGAATGGTTCTACGGATACACCGCTTTTAACAGAGTTTTGCCAAACGGCATTTTATACGACTCTGATGCAGTTATTACATATCCTTAGAACATAAGCGCAATAGGATATCCTACTGTACCTGATTGGAATAAATTTGCAAACGGAGATAAAATTCGTTTTATGGATGACGTGACACCCGTTGGTACATATAGTTATATTAACTGGTCGTACCCGTTAGCCCTTGATCAAAGCGGATCATCTACTGGAGATATGGCTAGAACGCTTACCGATACTGGTATTACAGACAACAATAAGGGAAGATCTGCGTTCCTATATCCAGTAGGAACCGGCGGTAAATGTATGGTTATTAAGTTTGACAGTAATTTCTTATGCGGTGGACAGAATGCATCATACAGAATGCCTGCTACTTCAGGACAGTTTGCTCCAATACACGTAGCTAATATAGTAAAACTATGCAATCCTTATGGTGGATATAGTAAACAGGCTATACAGAATAGTACATATTACAGTAGAGGCAATAATATAAACAAGTCTGACTTTGACGCTTATAAGAATCGTGAAGGTGCTGCTGCAACAGATATGTATGAGATAACCGCTACTGGAGGTGATTCTTACGTAGGATGGTTTAAGTATAATGCCAACCATATGTGGTTTGACCCTACGTATGTTACAGCTACTAAGATGGCTTCTGTGTATGAAGTACCTCTTGATATGGACATAGATATATATGCTCAGTGTGGTAATCCTTATGACCCTTCTAATACTACGAATGGTTATTATATACAGGATGAACCCGCATCTATATCATACAGTGGTTACTCACAGGAGAAACCTGCATATCAGTACAATACAGCATATAACCAAGATCCAAATGTAATTACATACTCTGCTATAGAACAAACAGACATATCTAACTACGATTGGGATGTACGTATACACAATTCTGATGTTAAGACAAACGGAGAGAATATCGATAGCTGGCTTACATTCAAAGCTATGAACTACCTTGATGTAGATTCTAGACACGGAGAGATAACCAACCTTAAGTTGTTCAAAGATAGACTTATATTCTGGCAGAACAATGCTACTGGTATACTTAGCTCTAATGAACGTACTATGTTGAATGATTCTGACGGTAACCAGATTATCTTAGGTAATGGTGGTGTACTTCAGCGTTCAGATTATATCTCTACTATGTATGGTATGAAGCCTAAGCAGTTTGTTACTACTCAATCTAATACTACATTATACTGGTGGGATGGAAGTGATAAAGAGATTCTTGCATACAGTGAGAATGGCATACTTCCTCTTGCGTCGTTAAAGGGTATTAGAAACTACCTTAATGAACACGACGAGAATAGTCATCCTTATATGTTCTATGACACACAGAACAAGGAGCTTGTATCAAGCGTAGTAAATGATGAAAGTGTAGTATATAGCGAACAAATAGAAGCATTCTCTTCTATATACAAATTTATGCCATTGTACGGAACAAATCTAACTACTGATATATTAACAACAACTACAGATAGTGTATATAAGTAGTGGAGCGATGCTCAGAATGCTCAGTTGTTTGGTGAGAATATATATCCAAAGATACAGTATGTTGTAAATAGTCAGAATATGTTCCCTAAGGTATTTGATATACAGACGTTCGGAGGTAGATTCTATGGTGGAGACGACATTCATAATCTTCACTTTGATTATAAGACACCTCTTAAACAACATAGTGAATGTACTGGTACTGCTGTTACTAATAGAGAGTATGACTTTAGATTGGACATCCCAAGAAACAACAACGATTCATACGGAGGTCGTATGAGAGGAAAGACTATGCAGTGTGAGCTTAGTTCTACTAATAACTCTACAGACTTCTCAATACAGTATATTACAACTAAATACAGAATGTCATGGAGTTAAAAGAACTAAAACAAATAAACAACGGAATGATACCTGCGGAGAAACCTACTATAGAAGAAAAGGTTGCTTCAGGAATAGGTGTAGAAGGTACTACTGGATAGTCTACTCTGGCAGATAGAAAGTATATCAAAAATCTACCTAAGTTTGCCGATGGTGTAAACGTAAATCCAAACGGAATATCCTCTGGACATTACAATTTTGCTGGTAGAACAAGTGCCTCATCTTAGCTTGCCAGTGGTCCTACTAAAATACCAAATAATCTTCCTACATCTAGCGGTGGAGGCACTAATCTTGGTAAAACTCTAAGTAACGTTGCTAGTGCTGCAGTTCCTTATGCAGGAGCTTTAATGTAGAATGCAACAGCTGCAGTTGATTTTGTTAGTAGTATTGGTTCTGCTGGTAAGTTTAATAAATCTGCAGATGACTTACTACAAGAAGCTGGTGGAGCAGAGGGTAATATTGGAGGTGTGTCTTATCAAACACAAAACGAGATAAACGCTCAAGGAGTGTCTGCACAAACAAGTGCAGAGAATAAGGCTAACACTGTCGGTCTGATGGGTAAAGGAGCTGCTCTTGGCGCTTCTTTAGGTATGGTTGCAGGACCAGTAGGAAGTCTTGTAGGAGGCGCTGTAGGCGCTATCGGAGGTCTTGTGGGAGGATTGTTCGGTAGTTCTAAGAGAAAGCGTGAGATGCGCCGCAGAATAGCTGAAGCACAAGACAAAGCGTTACGACAGAATGATTTCTCAAGAAATGGAGCTCTTACTTCTGTATTACAGTAGAACTATGCCAGGGAGTACGGAGATACAGAATCTCAGTCTTTATACGGATTTAAAGATGGCATATTACCTGGGTTTGTAAATGGATTTACTCCTAATTGTAAATTATCAAATGGAGAGCATGTAATATTGCACGACCCAATTGGAAATCCTATTGCAGATATACCTGTTGGACGCGGAAGAGATAATAAAGATACATTAAAAGCTTTTATTCCTAATAACGCTTCAGTTATAACAAACAAAAACGGAGCTACAGAATATTTAGAAAGAACAGGCGACATTAATGGAGCCGAATATTTAACAGCTATGAATATATAGAACAAGAAATATAAGAACGGTAAGTTGCCTGGATTTAGCGGAGGTAAATGGGGTGTTCCAGAATGGGCAAACTTGACTGGTAATTTAATACCATTTATTGCAACTGACATTGAATATAATAAAGCTAAATCATAGCCACTTGGCAGTTATACAGCAACTCATTCAAATCCTAACGCTAGTATAGCTAGCAACATGATGTCGCAAAGACGATATAATCCATATCAATCATATAGAGACGTATGGGATTTGTATGCAAAAAACAATTACGCTAGCAAAAATAACGGTTTAAGTTCTTCGCAGCGTAATTTATTGCGTACAACTAATTATGCAAACACTCTCAACAACATCTTCAAGATAAATGATCACGCTCAGCAGATGAACAATCAATATCTTGGAGAGAATGCTGAGTTCTTAGATAATCAAGGACGATTTAATACTCAGCTCAGACAGACAGACGATATTAAGCATTATGATACTTATACACAATCTCATGGAGCATAGAGTGAAATATTAAGCAAACTTTCTGCACAAAAGTGGAATATTTTTCAGAATTTTTTCAAAGGTGTTGCTGATCTTGATCTTTACAACTATATGAAGAATATGTTTGATGCAGATAGAAATGCAGATAACGCTAATCGTGCAGCAAAATATAAATTAAATCAGCCTGCTGTTGTAAAGAACCCAGATATATATAATTATAATCTTGGAATCCCGGCTTCGTCTAAGTATGAGCAAGCTATTGCAAGTAATCTTGCAAAGCATTTCCAGCAACCTGCAGCACAATCGTTGGAAGAAAAACTTCTTATTCCAGATTTGCCAATGTTCAATTTCTCAGCAAATATGTTTAAGAAGGGTTCTGTTAGTCGTAGAGCTGCTAAGAAAGGAGGCCGTAAATGATATACGGAGCAGATAGAATAGTACAGATGCCGGTGATGCAGCTGTACGATACAGGATTGATGTAGCAAGCTGTATAGAATGCTCGTTACATGTATGATAAGGCTGAGAAGAGGATGGATGACTTCTATAAAGAATATGACAACTTTGTAACACCCATTCAGAAAGACCAAGATTGGTATAACGAAAACGTTATAGGTAGATTCCGTAGAGGTATCGATGAACTCTATGCTAATGGAGAGGATCCTCTAAGAACAGCTACTGGTAGAGCTAAGCTTGCACAACTTGCTAGAAGTATAGACGTAGGTGCTGTAAATAAGCTTAGAACTAGTTCCCAGAATGCAACAGAGTTCTTGAGAGAACGTTCTAAACTCGAGGCTGCCGGTTTATATAATCCCCTGCTTGCTAAATACGATGGTCCAGACATTAACTCTTACAGTACACTAGAGTCTGGAGCGTGGGATAAAATGAGTCCTACTAGAATTGTAGATATGGCCACGTTTGGTAATCCTTATTTCGAGGGAATGAAACCTAATGTACACAAGGCTAGTAAGAATGGAGTTAGCTATAGCATAGAGAAGATTGATGAAAACGATCTTAGAAATATAGCTGATGCTCATTATAATGAACTGGTAAGTACTCCGCAAGGCCAACTTATGTACAAATATTATGTAGATATGGCTGGTGGAGATCGCGATGTAGCTCGTCAAATGTTTAATAATGCTATCGTAGATGGTCAACGTAGACGTATATATCAGAAGGATGACTTTGATGATCAGTGGGATAAACATCAACAAATAGCACAAGGTTGGGCTAGAATTAATCAAAGTGCACAACAATTACAGCTTGAAAAGGATAAGTGGAATTTTGAAAAAAGTTTGTACGGAAATCAAAACACTGATATACCTACTGCAGGAGCATCTGACCAAGTGGCTATTGACCAAGATAAACAGTACAATAAAGTAAAAGCTAATTACTAGAAGAAGATAAGAGATAATGAGAAAAATTCTTATAATGCATTATCTGAAAACAAAACTACTTCTAGAGAAGGAAGACTTATAAAGACACGCAGAACAGGAGAAAGAGTGGCTGCAGATAATTATAAGAAAGCTTGGCAAGTTATTCAGAATTCAAACGCATCGAAAGAAGAGAAAGATAAAGCAAGAGATTTTGTTTCTAAATGGGACAAAAATGGTTCTGATAAATTTAAAAAGTGGGCAAGCGATTATAAATTATCTGTCGACAAGACGGCAGTAAATACGTATTTGTCCTCAATAAGCAGTCCTGATTATTATGGAAAAGAACAGCCTGAATTAAATTTATATAACAAGGCTCATCAAGCTTTCGAGCGACAAAACATTTTGACAAATTCTGTTGATACTGGTATACAAAAAGATGTAAATACATCCTTAGCTTTAGTTGATGACGGAAACGGAAATTAGATTGGAAATGTTACGAAAGACACAGACTATGCTCCAATTATTGAAGCAGCTGTTACTGGAAACAGGCGTTATAAACATAATTCTGATATAAATAAGATAAATAGATTAATAAAAGGAAAGTCTTATAAAATAACTTCTCAAAATATAACAGGAAGAGGATACGGAAGTGGATCTATAGGCGATACTAGGTATAACATGGTTAGACAGCTTGCAACGTTTGACGATCCAGATGTAATACAAACGTTAACCAATAATTATACTTCTGAAGGCCTTGCTTCTATAGGAATAACAAAAAATAGTGATGGTTCTTATAACATTCCTATTATATCTAAGTATTCTAAAGGTAGCCAAACTTGGGCAGACGTAAATACAGAAACTGACAAACGAGTAGGCGGATAGTCTGAAGCTACAAAACATAGAGCAACAAGACAGGCTAGATCTTTAATATCTAATATATAATAATACTTAATTATTATGTCAAAAAAGATACGTAAACCGAGTACTAATAAAGCTAAGTACTCGTATGATCCGTAGGCAGAACAAGGTTATGCTATTTTGCGTAACCTTGACTCTGTTTTGGACATTGGCACAGCGATATAGTCGCACGATCAACACATGACAGGGTTGATTGATTCTAAAGCAGCGCAATATTGGCGCGAGAATGCCGAGGAGCTTGAATGGGAAAATAAAAAAGAGGCGGACAGAAAAGCCACAGAAGATAGATATTCTGACTATTCTATGCCGTCTGCGATGGGTGGTTAGAATGCTTTGACAACTTTTATGGAAAGTGTCGGTGGAGCATATAATCATGTAAAAAACCGTGACATTCCAAACATGCCAAACGACTATGGGATGTCAAACTTCTTAAAAGACCAGTGGAACTCATTCTTTGGCGAAATGAATACTCTTCAAGCCGAAGATGCTAAAGGCTATCAAATAAGAGCTCTTAATGATAAAGAGTTGATAGGTGTATATAAGAGGTCGTTAGATTTGTTGGATCAAATAGATCAAGCTGACGGTCAGATTCAGTATATAGATCAGCAGTTAGCTCAAACAAATTTAACACAAGACCAACGTAATCAGCTGAGAGCAAAGTCTTCTGAGTTGAAAGCCGCTCGAACTAAAATGCAGGTTGAGTATGATAACTATGCAGATCAGAGAAAGATGCTCGAAGATACTGTTAGAACAGGAGGTATTAAGCGAGGTTGGAATGATCTGATGGCCGGCAATGGTATATTTGGAAGTGACGCTTGGTGGAATCTTCCAGGTAAAACAACGGCCGCACACGATGAACTTAATGATGCTCGTAGATTTATATACGACCTTGGTAACGGCAAGAGAAGTCGTAAAGAAACTCGCCAAATGTTGGATAGAGCTCTTAGTGAATACGATAGACTCGAAGAAGGATGGAAAGCTGTTATAGATGAGAACGAAAAAGATGCTAAGTATCACAAAGATAAGATAAGCTCTTGGTTCCAAGGTAGAGCAGACAAAACACAGATTGCTTTTACGGATCCAGATACATATCTATTTAAGATGCCAGGTATTATAGGAGGCTCTGCAAGTTCTTATATGAAGCAAGCACCTGCTATGATTTCTAGTATTCTTGGAGGTCTTGTTGCTGGTGCAACTACTGGTGGCGCAGCATGGCTTGCAGCTGGAGGTGGTGCACTTGGTTCATTTATGATGAACTATGGAGCAGGTGTATCTGAGAACAATGCTGAAGTTGCACTCGCTGCCAAAGAGCGCATTAAAGCAAGAACTGGTCTTGAAGATAAAGATATCGAAGATCTTGTTGCTGGAAAGATGCACGATCCTGCAAAACTTCGTAAAATAACAGAAAATATAACAGATGTAGAAAATCTGTTCAATAAAGATATGGCAGCTACTACATGGGACGCTGCTGTAGACGCAATGCTTGGCGCAGTTCCCATAGGAGGAATGGCCAAGTTAAATTCGTATGTAAGAGGAAGTAAAGCTTGGCGTAAAGCCCTAAGAAATCCTGCTATTAGATCCGCACTTCGTAGTAAATATGGAGAGACTCTCGTTGATGATTTTGCTAAAGGATTTGAAGTGGGTGGTCTTGCAAGTCCTCTTGCTGGAGTTGCCACCGGTGTGGCTAATGCTACAGTAGGAAGAGCTGCTAAGAAGGGAGCTGAAAGTCTCGGTAATCTTATTATAAGACATTCTGACGATACATATCTTGGATCATTAGGAAAGGCTCTTGGTAAACGTATGACAATGATGGCGAAAGCATCCGAGAAGCTTGCTCCAGATTTGGACGATTTAACCAAGGTTACAAAAAAAGGTCTTAATTCAAGATACATGAAGGGTCTTGGTGGACGTCTTATAAAGTCTGCTATATCCGAAGGTATTGAAGAGGGTAAGCAACACGTAAATGCTGAAGAGTTTAAGAATTCATTTGATGATCCAAAACTCATGGATACAATGGATGTTGCATTTACAGACATGGTCAATGGATTGACTATGGGAGCTTACGTTCTCGGTATTCCTTTAGATGGTCTTGGCATAATCAATATTAAAGATCAAGATTTGTTGCAAGAGATTAAAGGCGGTATGCTCGGTGGTTGGGGCCAGACAGGAATGGTTACTGTTGCTCAAAGTACGGCTCCGTACATCAGAGAAAGAAGGGCTCTTGATATTGCAGTAGAGCAACTTCAAAACAATAAACTTGCAGCTACTGCTCAAAAACAACAATATAAGTCTTGGTTGTAGAGAGGGTTATTCAAGCCTAACGAAAACGATGTAAAAAGAGCATTTGATATGCTTCGTGAACAAAACGATAAATACGGCGAAACATATCATGAAACTGCAGTTCCATCAGAACTTATAGATGAAGCAGAGAAGAAGTATAATTGGCTGATGCAGCTTGCTCAGAGACCTGAGACAAAACAGGCAGCTCAAGACAATGGTATAAATGTACGTTCTTGGAAAAATCCTGCAAGTTGGAGATCTAATGCTCAATACCACGATTTCGTAGCTACTACAGCAGTTGCTTTAGACAAACTCTCAGACATAAAACAACATGCTGCTGAATCTATAAAGAATGTAATAGATACTGAACAAAAAGTAGAATCTAGACTTGCTGTGAACAATGACGGTTTACAGGAGGTATTAGAGTATTTGCAAGCAGACGAGGGCTCTGAAAAGAGACAAAACGGTCTTGGTACAGTTACAGGCGAAGGTTGGAGAGCAGAACAACAAACTCCATTCGAAAAAGCAACAGACAGTATATTACAAGAAGGCGAAAACGATGCAAGATATACAAAAGTAATAGCGCAACTTGCTGCCTTATTGAAATATAGAGATCAAATAGAAAGTGGTCTAAGCGCAAATAAAAATGTAAGATTCTAGAAAGTTCGTAGAGGATTAAAGGAGCACCTAGATAGAGTAAATAAGCAGATAGATGATCTAATAAAAACAAATGAAGATGATCTAGTACACAAGTTTGCTTTCGCAGTACAAGGCCAGACATCCGACGGAAAAGGTTTGTCTAATTATGTAAACAGCAAACAACATATACGAACTCTTGCAGACGTAGAAAACCATCTTGTATACAACCAGGAAGAGCACGATATGCTCGTAGACGCTTACCTGGAGAATTTAAAATGGCAGGATGAATACGACAGTGCTAAAAAATCTCTAGAAAATTTCCTTGGAAAAGAATATAAAGACGAAAATGGAGATGTTCATTTTAAAGGCGGAAACGCAGTCAAAGTTCTTGAAGAAATAAAGAACAACGAAGATGCCGACGATGCATTTGAACAAGCCGTCGAACAACATTTCTAGGAAGGTTTAAAAGCTGAACATCTGAAGGAAGAAAACGGGTGGGAGAATCCACAAATATATCCTGATACAAGAGAAAAAAATCCAGTATTGGACGCAAACGGAGATCAAATACAAGTTACATACGACGAACAAGGTCGTATGAACAGGCGTTTAGCAGATAATGAGACTGTTGACGATCTTGGGTTTGTATGGGAGTATAAAGACAATAAACCAGATTTTACAATAAATCGTATCAATCAAAACGCTCCTACTCCTGAAGATAATGCTGAACACGATAGAAGAATATTCAGAGAAACTTTTGCGAGCATTCAAGACGAGCAATTACCTCTTACTCCAGAAGGAATGGTGGAACGTCGTCAGAGATCGTTGTTTGAAGCAGCTAGAATGGAAGGATTATGGCCAGATCAAAAGAAAATTGTTGTCACTCCAGTAAGCGGAGCTGATCCAGACCATAAACATCTTGTTGAAAGTTATTATGAAACTCGTAATCGTCTTGTTCCGCCTTCTACAACACAACCTGTGATAGAAGTGCAACCAGAAAATCCTATAGTAAATCCATAGGATGAAGTTATAGACAAGATTGAACGTATATATACCGAAGATAAAGAAAAGATACAAAACGATCCCAGTGGTTATCATACAACAAGTCAAGACTACTTTATAGAGCAGGATGGTAAGATAATAAGAGCTTCTCGTGTACACAACGTAAAACCAGAATCGTATATTCAGGAAGATTAGAAGAAAGAAGTTGAAGATATATATCAGCATCTTGTCAATCAACCTAATTTAGAGCAGTTTTCAAATGAATACTCTCTTATCGCGACACATCCTTCTATATACGATGTTACAGAACGTGATGATTTTGATGGAAATGTTGTTATCAAGTATATCGAAGACAACGCTGATGTATTCTTTGGTAATACTACATCAGAGAGTCGAAAAGAATTTGAAACAACTGTAAGACATTTGGCGCAGATTCTTGTAGATGCAAACAAAACTAAATCTTCTTCTGTTCTTGTAGGTAATATTGTTGACGAACTTGCTAGAAATTTCTTTAGCTCAGATATACTATATAATAAGACTACTCAAAGTGGCGGAATAGAATGGTTATTCGACAAAATAAATGAGAATGACGGTAGAACGTATAGAGAGTTATATAGAAACAATATTAATGCGTTTACAACACTCATTAAAGAATTGTAGTCACAATACAAATATTACGTCGATACGTTAGGTTGGAAATTATCTACTCTTCCATTTACTGTTCGAAATCAATTTGATGATTTAGGTTGGGTTGCTGGTCAAACTGACATGATTGCTGTAGATAAAAACGGCAAAATTCATATCATAGACTTTAAAACATCTAAGTATACATTTGAAAGTGAGTATGTAGCAACAGATAGGGCTATACGACTTACAAACGAGTATGCTAGTCAATTGAAGTCTCTTACAGAGAAAGATTTCTCTGGAGATAGAAGCATCAAAGCAAAACGTATATTGCGCTTTATAAAGAGCGACGGTAATAAAAATATAGACCTTAAGTGGATTCCTGAAAAGAGGGATAAAAACAACAATGTCATATAGAGCGGACATGCTGCCATTGTAGAGAAGAGAAAACCATTCTTCAGTACTCCAAACAAACAGTATGGTCAAGAATTGTCTGCATATGAAGATTACAGCAATCAGCTTACTGCATACGCTGAAATGCTTAAGGCTAATGGATTTGACGTTTCCTCTATAGAGGTTCTTCCTTTTAAGGTTTCGTACGATTATGATTTTACTGAACCTGGAAAAGGTATCGTAAACATAACAATGCAGTCTAGAATGCCACTTATGTTAAGTAGTAAGATGAAGACTATTCTCGATGGTGTTGAAACTAGAGATCAACAAGCCGTACGAATAGCTCAAGAAAACTTACATAACAATATAGGTCATCTTCAATACAAGTTAGATCAAATAACTGAAAAAATATCAGACGATATATTTAATGAGTTATCAGAACAAGGAAAACTCATATACTCTGACTTTATATCTGAAGCAAAGAATGTGTTGGTAAGTGCAGAACAAGCCTTATACGATAGAAAATCTGAAGATATAGACGAGTTAAATGCTCAAAATGACACTGTAGACGACGTTTTAAGCCGTTTTGACGAGGTTTTAAAGGACTTGCGGGCAGATTATAAGCAGGCTATGGCAAAGGCTGCTGAGCAGGCTATAAATGAGGCTAAACGAGACCAGCAAGATAAGCGAGTATCTAAGCAAGACTCAGAAGAGGTGGCTGGAGTTATTCCTGCTACTAATAAAAGAGATAGTGCTGGAAATACTAGCCATTCTAATTTAAATTATAGAAGGGTTACTGGTGATCCCGAATTGAGTCGAGCTACATTGGCTCCAAACTTTATAGACGAATCTGACATACGCCTATACGTAGAGGGTGATGAAATCTATGCGGATATACAGTTTGAGGGACATGTATGGCAACGTGTACCTATTGATTCTAAATATCAAACTATTGGAGGCCCAACATGGATTCCTAATAGTAAGAAGTTGTACGATGATATTGTAAGACTTCAAAACGAGCATCCTGGTGCAAAAATAGTACCAGTAAGAGCTACGATGAATCGTACAGCAGGTCGTATGAATATTCTTGTCGACAAGGATAGAAGTCCTGTATATCAAGATGTAAGAAAATCTGACCTATTCGCAGGACAGGATATATACGATATCGAGTTTTCTTCTTCATACAAGAGAATAGGATATGTAGATCAACATGGAGTTGTTCAAACTTTTGAAGATGGAAAACAACAGCCAACTCCTCTATATCAATGGTCTGATCCTAGAATGTCATCTCAACCAGGAACACTTATCTATTTAAAACCTGTTCCGAAGAACGAATGTCCAAACAATAAAAAGACGAACAGAGTAATTGTAGCAATAGATAGGGTTAAGCTTAGAGACAATGATATTAATTTCATTGTAGAAGCTTTGACAAATCCAGACCAACTTGATAGGCCATACTTTAAGGAGATAAATGGTAAAGTTTATGATCTACACGCCACTAGAAGACAAATAGCAGGATTAATGCTTCCAATAGTGGACAACCCTCAGCAATTAGGAAATGCGGATTCTATTATTAGAGATCCAAACAATCCTATGGTGGTATATATAATGAAGCGAACAGATCTTGCTACAGGCGGTACAGGAAGAGGGCGCTTTGATCTGTCTACTCAACAAGGAATAGACGATTTTAAAGCAATTTTGTCTACAATGTCTATCGCTGAGAGACATGACGTTTTGTCTAGTAGACTTGGTTCGTTTGACAAGACAGAAGGATCTTCACTTCCATTCGGAGGAATAAAACAGTTCTTTATAGAACAGCGTGGAAATATTACGAGTGTAGATATTACAGATGCAATTAAGTTCGATCTTGAGGACTTCAAAACAAATACTTCTAAGAGTGGAGTTAAACGTCAAGGAGTAAACGGATTTGCTTATTATTTGAAACATGGAATGCTCATTACTCAGTATGGAGGAATGTTAAGTTCTAATGTTGAGATAAAAGATGCAATGCTAGAAGATGGTACTGTAGGACCAGTAAACGTCGCTCCGAGTGGCGTGCAAGAAGTTGCTACTATAGGATCTCTATCTACTACCGATGGAACGGAGATTGATTCTAGTGATATTGATTTGTTAAAGACTTGGGACTATCGTGGAAATAGAAAGTCTTTATCTGAAGAGAAGGCCAGAAAACACATAAAGGAGATTCTTGGAGATAATATTCCTGTAGAATTCCATCAGACATTCTTGAAAGCTGTATTTGGAGCTGCACACGTTGTAGGTAACTGTAAAACAGACGCTATTATACTTTCTAGTATGGGGTGGCCTGGCGTAGAATATCACGAGGCTTTCCATAGAGTATTTGAAATGCTGTTACCATCTCACGAAAGAGATAAGATATATCACAAGATTGCTGATAGAATAGGCGTAGAGCTGTACGATTCTGATGGTAATGAGAATAAGGCTGCTTTCAGAGAGGTTGCAGAATATGCTGCGGATCGTTATATGGATCATATGAATCACCATATGACAGACGTAAAGATTCCGTTTATCACCAAGATATATAATAAGATACACGATTGGGTATCTGCTCTATGGCACTTCAACGATAGAGAACTGTACAAAGTATTTGCTAGAGTAAATCGCAAAGAGTTCGTAAATGCAAAACCTTCTCAACAAGCAATAGACAGATTTAATAGACTGTTTAAGAATTTGCATTGCGAAATACACGGCGTTCCTTTGGATAATGTAGTAAACAGACCAATGTATGATAAATTACGTGAGAACGTAATGTTCTGTATACTGCAAGGTCAAAACGTAGATCCATCTGGTAGAAATATACAAGAGATTGGAAAGCACATCGATAAAGAAACATTCTTAGCCGGAGTTGAAAAACTGAAAAAGAGTAACATAGATATATTTGGAGAATCTACAGATATTCCTACTGTTGGCCAGCTCGCTATGAAAGAGATCTATGATAACTTCGACAATGAGTTCTTTAGAGACGATATAGCAAACCTCATTTCTGCAATATCTACTGATTTTACAAAAGAATTTGAAAAAGAATCTACAGAAGATGCTCAAAGCGATGATGTAACTAATGCAAGTATTGGTGAACATACAAGAAGTTCTTATGAATTTAGCAGATTCAGTAAGACATCAAGTAGAGTTAGATTCTTCTTTGCAACAATTCCCGATACAATGTATGAAAAGGCTGTTGTAAAGGATAACAACGGTAATGAGAAAGTTGTCATGAAAGTCAAACTTGCTCTAAATGAGTTTGGTCTTCCACAATATGCTCCAGTAAACGCCGTATTTAACGAGTTCTTAAATTTATTCCATGACGTTGATACATTGTCTGAATTAAAAGCAAGACTTGAATTGTATGCAAAAGAAGATCCATTGTATGAGCGTATGTATAAAGCTTTTGATAAAATATACAAGAGTACATACAGTCTTAAAGATGGTGTTCTTACTAGAAATTCAGATCAAGAAGCATTGTTGGTACAGTTGATGAATGTTATTAGATCTAACAAACATAACTTTGATATTGCGAGATCTACTACTACAAACAACATGAACGGTATGCATCGTATTATAATACAGACAACAGATGCTGATTATAATGCTACGTTCTATCCAACACAGTGGAATCAAATGCTTGTAAACGGAGGAACTCCAATTGTAAAAGTATCGTCTAACGGCAGCTTACAATTCAATCCCGCGATAAAAGGTGCAGAAAACAGTTTTGCAAGAATAGCAGATATATTGTCGCATGCATCTGAAACGCGAAAAGCTGAAAATAATGCAGTATACAACGACGTAGGTATAAAAGAATGGCTTATAAACGCTCTAACCGACGGAGAAAATAATGTATATTTAAAACTTCGAGTAAACGGTAAATATAGCTATTATGATAACCCGAAGAATCCGGAATAGTTAGAAGTAGTGAAAGATAAGATAGTAGACATATTGAACACTCTTGGTATACAAATATCTGGAGACGAGTTTAATTACATGCTTAGAAATAAGTATGGATCTAACGATTATGAAGCACTTGCAAAAATGTTTATGTCTACGTCTAGAACTGACTCTATGGCTACGTTCTTACAATTCTTGAAAGATGTTGCTCCAAACGGAAAACTATAGAAAGAAGTACGTATTAAAGGTAAGCAAGTAAAATTAGAAAACGCTTATGCAAAAATGGCGTTTATAAGAGATCTTGCGAACTGGAAATATCAATATAAGCATTCTCATGATCAACTCACAGTTCTTGCTACAAATAACAATAAATTCTACGAGATATCTGATAATAATTACGCATCAGATGTTGTTCGTATGATAAATAAGAGAACAGAAGAACTTGACGAGTTATTGTCTGACCCATTCTCTTACTTTGAAGGTGAAAAAGATGTTACCGGAGAAACTCCGAAATATGGATCTGTCATACTTAAAGAAATTACAAGTAATAGAGATGCCTTTATTACTCTTAGAAATTTTGTAGGATTTAAGACAGATAAACGCGGTGATTACGGATCAGATTACTTCGAGATAAGTAAGCGAGAAGATTACGTATCTAAGGCTACCATACTTGAACAAGGTGGTATAATAATGCCTACTCTTTCTGATAAAAAGACGTGGTTATATGTAGATGGTGTAAAGCTTCCAGGACTTGATTACAATAATACTGTAGACGATGATGGAAACACTACTCCATTTGCAGCAGAACAGCTTGGAGATCAATTCGTAATATCTGCTGACCCTATGTCACAATTAGACAATGTGTTGTCTCAAAGAGAAGATGTAGTAGATCAGTTTATATCGTACGCATATTCTGAATATGAGGCCATAAAGAAAGCTGATAGAGACCTTGACGAAATGGAGAAAAATGGCACAAAGTCTGATGAAGTAGCTAATTACTACAAATCTGAACAAGGTGCTAAATTCTCATCGCTACTTGGTGTATGGGTAAATACATATAAGAAAGGAAAAGACGGTCAAAATGTTGTTTCTGGAGAGAAATTTATATCGTTTAATAACAATAAAAAGACTCGAAAGAAGAATATAGAAGAGGCTGAAAAATATTTCTTTAGAGCTGATAGAGATACACAAAGAGCATTGATCGCCAGACTGTTACACAAACGTTTGTTACAAGAAATAAAGACGTGTACTGAATTAGGTTTGATTAAAAGAGTCGACGGTACAGATAATTTGTTTGGCGATTACGAGAACGTAGGTCTTAACTCGCAAGCCATCGACATTATATACAAATCTATAGTAGCTAAGAACGGTCATCCTAAAGATGCAATAGCAACAGCTAAATATAAATCCTTAGCTGTTATGATATATCTAAACGATATTTCTAACAAAGCTATAATGTCCGGTCAAGAGTTTGAGCGTGTATTCTCAGGAAATCCAGCTTTCTATAAATGGAAGTACGATAAAGAAACTGGAGTACTCACAGATAGAACAGTCGACGAATTAAAGCGTCTCGGAGGTGTTGTATCTACTGGTAATAATAACTTTATAGAGTTAAAGGACGTTCCTGAAAAATATAGAGATGAAAACGGTAATTTCTCTGGAAAATATATATGTGCCGAGGTAGACAACGAATTGATTGAATCTCCACAAATAGATCTTATCGAAGAGAGAATGTTGTATGGAGAGATTCTTACCGCAGCATATAACAAAGAAGAAACTTCTAGATTGAACCAGTATAGAACAAGATACAACGACTTGCTTAGAGAATTATCAAAGGAAGAAAATGACCTTTCTGAGGAAGATTTGGAGTGGATACAGAATGCAGATCCTGTTAAAGACGAACAGGAAATCAGAGAGGACGTATCTAGAATGCTCGATTCTATTGGAATTGATGACATTAAGAAACTGCTCGACGAAACTACTTTACAAATTGCAGAGAGAAAAGCAAAACAAGCTACTGATAGTTATAGACTTAAGTTCAAAGACGGCAAAGTAGACGATGGTATTGATGTTGCTGACGGTGGCGCATACATTACAGACACGATGGCAGAAATGCTTCTTAGAATGAACGGAAACTATAGCACAGATATAGAAAATGCGTTCAAAATTCTAAGAGAAGAGAAAACTTCTACGCTTATGTAGAAACAATAGGCATATAATAAAGTTGTAACTACTGTTATAGGATCTCAGAAATATACTGCGTTTGGTAGACGTAGACACGCTACTACAGGAATACAAGTTGCTTATTACAATAAAATGGCATTGTTCCCATTGTTTAAGAGTATTGCAACAGGAAAGATGCAGAATGTATATAATAAGATGATGTCTCAAGGCATAGACATGCTTATGGTAAATTCTGCTGTAAAGGTAGGAAGCCAGGGATCTAAACCTATTGAATGGAATAATTTTGCACAAACTCAAGAAGATTCTAATACAAAGCCTACATTTGACGAAGGATTTGAGTTTAATACATACGAGCAGAAATTCTTGTATCTAAGGAAACAGCTTAATACTGATCCAAAAGAAGAGTCTATGATGAATATGGGTACTCAGATGACGAAAGTTGTTATGTCTAGTTTGTTTGACGGCCGTACTTATTATATGCAAGACGGTACAGAAATGAATGGAACAGAGCTTCGTAATGATATTATGAACGCGATTAACACATTGTCGGACAGAGGTTATCATAATATACTTACTAGATTTTTTAAAACAAACGGAAAAGGAGAGCTCGTTGATAAGGACGGAAATGTAATTGGCGACAAGTCTTCTGGTAAGGTACTTGATGAAAAGAAATTTGCAAAAGAGATTAGGGCAATGATGCAAACTAAAGACCCAGATAAGAATATTATTGACGGTCTTGAGATTGTAGAACAAGAAGATGGTGACGGGAAGGTTACTAAACATATGAGATTGCCTTTGAATGCTATTTCTAATTCAAGTTGGTTAGAGAGTGTTCTTATATCTTCTATTAATAGTAAAGTAATTGATATTGAAACTCCTGGTGCTGCATTTATTCAGAGATCTGTATGGGCTATGGAGGGATCTACTATGTTTGAGAGATCAAACGGATCTATTCAAGGAGATGAAGATCTTCCTGCTTCTATTAATGGTGGAAAACGTCTACAGATGATAAATGAAGAAGGTTCTATGGATTGTGTAGTATCGTTCGATTTTATTAAGAAGATGTTTAAAGGAGAACTTCCACAGGTTCCTATTAGAGATAAGAATAGAAATATAATCTGGGATCTTGTACCTGAAACCGACAAGAACGGAAAGGTAATAATGAAGGACGGTAAACCTGTATATAAACAAAAACGAGATAAAGACGGAAATCTTGTTGTAGATAAAGAAGGTAATCCTGTATACAAGCGCAAGATACGTATGAGAGATATGTCTATAGATGAAGCACGTCAATGGCTTATCAATAGAGGTATTATCGGAGAAAATGCTACTGCAAATATTATAGGTTATCGTATTCCTACACAGGCCCAATCTTCAATTCACGCTCTGCGTATTGTAGATATACTTCCTGTTGTAAATGACACTGTTATACTTCCTGCTGAGTTTACTAAGATTACAGGTTCTGACTTCGATATTGATAAACTCTTCTTATCTTCTATACAGTATACTGTTTCTAGAGAAGAAGGCGAAGACGGTAAGTTCCATTAGACAGTATCTAGTACGTTTAAAGAAAATAGTTCAGCATATTATCAGAACAAACTTCTCAAAGATTATATTGCAGTATTGTTAGACTGGACTTCTCACGAAGACAAACGTCAGCGTACTACAAATATTCTGCACAGATCTATTGATAATGATACTAAGCTTCTTAAGGATATTATTAAAGATATTGAGACCGGAAAACCGGCAAGCGTTGAAGAGCCTTATGGATTCTACTCATTGAGTGCACAAACAGCGTCTAAGAATGATTATATTACAGGTAAAATTGGTATCGGTCCATTTGCCCTTAATAATAATAACCACATTCTTACAATGATGTATCACGTTAGATTTAAGCATATTGAATCTAGTATAATGAATTCTCTTGGTCTTGAAAGTCTCGATGGACGTGTTGATAAAGACGGTGAGTCTATCATGTCGTGGATTTCAGCGCTTATTAACGCCCACGTGGATATTGCTAAGGACCCATATATCAGCAGATTAAATGTAAATCCATTTACATACAATATTGTCAACCTTCTTGTAAGAACTGGTTTAGGTAAAAAGACTTTCTATTTTACTTCTCAACCTATTATGAAAGCTCTTGCAGATGCATATGTAAATGCAGGTGCTTTGTATATGTCGGATCCTCACAAGGGAAAATTCAAGTTGCAGCAAGAAGCTGTTGACGAATTCGCAGAGGAGTATTTCAAAGAACTTGGAGATGATGCTATCAATAAGATAAACATTATCAAAGAAGGAGGTGCCGCACACTCTAAAACAAGAGCTAAGATAAATGAAGATATTGCAAAACTATTTAATAGCAATGATTTGATAGCAGGTGCAAAATCAGTAGAAGTAAATAAGCAGCAGCAGTTGCTTGTATATCTCGCATATCTACAGTTTGATAAATACGCCAATGCTCTGTCTAATCTTGTCAAATATAGTAAAATTGACACAAAGAAACAAGGAAAGAGTATTGTTGAACAAATGATATATCAAAAAGGATATCAGAGAACATTTGACACTACTAGGGAAGATAACTTGTTTGATCCTGTCGGTTTGAGTGCTATGGAAAACGATTCTTATATTGCAACTAAAACTGAAAATGCAATAAGTCTTACAAAAGATATTCTGCAAAGTCAGTTTATACAAAGCACTCCAGCATTCCAAGGTAGTCTTGATAAGATATTGAAAGCTGTTGGAAGAGAAGAATCGTTATCTGTAAATCTTGTAAATAAAGCTGTAAATGCGCTGAGCGCTGCAGTTAAGTCTAAGTTCTTTACTGACACTTATGTTCCTAGTATAACAACCATTCCTAGTTATATGCATGATCTTGTTAGCGAAAGTTAGGAATATCTTGACTTTAAAATAACAAAGCCTGGGTATGAAATAGAATTATCTGGAACAGTTTATCACAATCTAGAATCTTATTGTAAAGGAGGTGTAGCGTGGCTTATATATACAGGCGCAGACAAGAAACAATACTAGATTCCTTTAAATATAATTGGAGCAGATAACACCAATAATAAAATATATGTGGATAAAATGCTTCAAACAAACAATCTACACGGTAAGATTTTATTAAAAGGCGGTAAAAATACTATCTACGACAGATTTATGAGATTACAGGTTGCTATAGAAAGTAATCCGCAATTTGCAAAACTTAGGTCTGCTTCTGGAGAAATAACAAATAGACTTCTTCAAATGATTGTTCCTGGAACTGTTACTGAGTATAAGAAAGGCTTCATTGCTGGTGAACATCCAGATACCTATGAAACGTCTAAGTTTATTAAGTTGTTTAACTTTGTAGAAGACAGTGGTAATACTGCAAACTATATAATTGATGGCTGGGATGAACTTCTTCAATATACAGATGACGAACATCCTCAAGCTCAAAAGATTATACGAGATTTTGCAAGAGACCTTATTGTTTATGCTTTCATTACTTCTGGTGATAGAGGAGGATTTACAAAGATGTTTAAATACGTTCCTGTTTCATGGAGAGAGGAGTCTGGTTATGGTCAATATATCCACGATAAACTTGCTGAGTATTCTATTGGATACGAAACAGACATCGATATAAACGATGTATTGCTCAACAACTGGTATGACAACGAACTTGTTCCTACATATTATCTTGATGATAATAAAACAAAGACTTCTAATTTCATGAAGTATTATACTACTAAAGATAATGTACGGTTAGGGTTCCCATCAATACTCGCAGCTCTTCATACTGTGAATGGTAGACTTGAACCTTCTATAGATCCTAGAACTGCTCCCTTGTATATAAAAATACCTAGACGCAAAGATAAGTCTGCAGAAGATAGTCAGCGTAGATTTACCGTGTATAAAATGCACGCCGTAGCTATGAGTAACAATGGTGTAGAATATCCAGTATATATAAAAGTAAATCAAAAAGGAAACCAAGTTTCTGGAGGATTTATTATAACCGAATACGGCAGATCTGATAATCTAAACGCTCCTGAGTATTATATAGACGAAGAGGTTCTTAAGAAAGTATATCAAGCTTCTACTGTAGCAGATCACATAAACGCTGTAAAGAAAGCGCAACCTATATATGCTTCTATTGTAGAAGGTCTTAATAGGGCTTGGAATAAAGATTCTCAGAACGGAGTAACAGACCAACAGATACAAGAAAAACATAATTAGAAGTTTGATGATTCTTAGTTCTCAGATGAAGCTATGAAACATTGTAAAAGTTAAGTGATATGAATGCAATATGTCCAAATTTAAGTAATCCCGATGTTGCTAGGGAATTTAACGAATTAGTTGAAGCAACGAGTGAGAAGGCGGCATATGCTATATGGTCGCTTAACAATGGATACGCTATAGATAAGGCCCCTAACGGGGCCTAGTCTAAGCTATTTGAAGGTCTTTTGAATTATTTCGGTGGAGATAGAGTTAAGGCGATAAAGGCAAAAGCAAATACTTTTGGCAAACCTTTTATGGACTGGTTTGGCGATTGGGAAAATAATCCTGATAATGCTAGTAAAGCTGTAGATGAAAATGGTGAACCTTTAATAGTATATAGAATAGATGTTTCCGATTTTACAGTTTTTGATAGAAATCATTTAGAGGATACAAGACTTAGCACTTATGGAAGTGGTTTTTATTTTTCTAATGATTTAGAAAGTGTAAGAAGAGTTTACTCAGAACCAGGTAGAGATGCTAGAGCTTTCTTTTTAAATATGAAAGATTATGATTTATATCATTATGACGAACCTGTTTCATTGTACGGCGAAATGCCAAAAGATAGAATTATAACTTTTGAACATGCTGGGGATGATTTTTATAAAGAATATATAGTAAAAAATCCTAACCAAATTAAATCTGTAAATAATGACGGTACGTTTACTGAAGGAGATAACATATACCATAACTTACAGGGAGCTTCTGTAGAAAGTGTACAAGATGTAATAGACATTTTATCAAGACTTCTTACACGAGAAATAGGATTTAGACCATCTAGAGCAAAAGATAGTTCTCATGTATATTATTCAAGAACATCTATTACTAAAACACAAGCGGAAAAAAGATTAAAATCACTTCTTTCTTTATTTGGTCTTCCTGAAAATTCTGCAAATATATCTGAATATGGAAATATTCACTGGAATAGAAATATAATTTCAGCTTATATAAATGATATTAAAGACGTAATACAGCACAGTGAAGATAATTCTATAGAAGAGAAACAAGCTCTTGCCTATTTTTTGATTGATAAATTTGAACACATTAAAGGAGTTAAATTTAAATCCCTAAAGGGCGAAAATGGTCATTTTGAAAATGGAGAAGTAGTCTTAAATAAAGATGCGTCGCTGGACGTTGCTGCAGAAGAGTGCTTACATCCATTTGTAGCGGCTTTAAAGTATGAAAATGAGGAATTGTTTAAAGAGCTTTTAAAAGAAGCTAAAAAAGACTTTAAAACACTTCATCTAGAGATACAGGATAGATACGGAAACAAGCGTGGTCAAGATGTTGAATTAGAGCTTGTAACGCAAGCGTTAGCTAGACATTTTGCTGATTTGTGGGAGACTCCTGTAAATCAAGAAACAGGAGAAAAAGAAAAATCTATTTGGGTAAAGGCGTTGGAGTACATATTAGATTTATTCCATTTTAATAAACTTGATGAAATAGATAAGAATGTAACTCTCAAACAACTTGCAGAAGCTATTTATAAAGCGGAACATATTAATATAGACAAGGTATATTTTGAGAACAAAAAGTATTTTAACTTGTCTCAACAAAACTAGCAAGATGTTGATAATTCTATAACAAGACAGATGTACAACGTAGGTGTTCAGCTAGAGCAAGAACGTTCCCAATATATACAGTCTGTACTAAATCAGTATAAATAGAATAATCAAAACGCTACTCAGCAAGACTAGTCTAGGGTAATAACTGCTGCTAGAAAACAATTTGATGATAGTAAATCTAATTAGATATTACATCAACAATAGATTCAGTTAGCTTAGAAGTTCGGATTGCAAATGAATACAAAAGGTTTCTTTGAGAGTGCCGAAACATCTCAGAAGAAACTTATGTTTGAGCATTTTGTAAACAGCTTACAAGAAGACACTTTTAAGGCTTATACGCTTGAGAATATCAACAGGATTAAATATCAGTAGGTTGGTACAATTCAACGCGCCACAAGCGCTGCAAATGTGCTCTATCAGGCTATATTTGATGGTGATATCACTACATTAGATAAGGAGTTGGCCAGAGACTACGTTAGAATGTTCTGGACATCTCCTCTGATCCAATCTGCTCTAGAAGTAGTAAGTAATAATAGTAAAGACGCAAAGAAGGCAGAAGATGCTCTCGTAGATAGAATGACTACAGAACCTGTAGATTCTAGAGATTCTAGCATTGTAGAATGGTTTAGAAACTTCTGGTCACAACTTAATAGTCTTGTAAAGCAAATATTTGGAGTACATACTTTTACAGATCAACAGAAAGATGATATTTTGAAGGGCGTAGATGCTGCATTTATGCTCGCAGAAGACCTTGAATTAGCAGAAGAAAATTCTAGAATACTTGATAGATATGATGGAAACTTCTCTACTTCTGATTTGTTATCTGAAAAAGATAAGAATGTTCTGTCTGATATTTATAAAGGAACAAAAACTAGATTGCGTTCACAACAAGCTCGTACCGCTCAGAATCCTAGTCTAATATCCGACCTTAAGAGTAGATTGGAAATTATAGATGGAAAAAATCAAGATTCTGTAGAAGACGTATTTAGCGTTATTGAAGACTTCTTGATATATGCTAACCAAGAGATTGGAGAAACAAGACATCTTATAGATAGCACTTTCTTGACGGCGGGTTCTATGGATTCTTGGAATCCTCAAGAGATCAACTTCATCCAGCAAGATCTTATTGGCCATTACGACAGCTTGTTGAACAGTATATATGAGCTGTTCTCAGATAAAACATCAGCTATTAACAAATACAACGAACATCGTGTAGCTACAAATCCTGATAAGTTTGATTTAAAGCATTATTTATCTCAGCTTATACGTAATGTAGACTCTATTAAAAAGGATTATAATCAGAGTATTGTAAAACCATATGTACGAAAAGTTCTCACTGATTATGTAAATGAGCAAGATGCTATTACAGATAAGAAGACGTTCGTATATAATATGGAACGCTGGTTTGAACAAGATTCTACTTACGGAGACCTTGCTGCAGGAGAGGTCCTTATTGGAATGGCTTCTAGGTCTAAGAGTCCTATTGTTCGTATAGTAGAGAAGATGATGTCAGATGCTGAATTTGACACTAACAGAGAGGTATTGAAGAAAGGTAACGAACTTGTTCGTCTATATAATAAAATACGTCCTTCTGGTTCTCAAGTAAGTTGGAATAACTGGCAAAAACGCTTTATGGAGCTTGATAGAGAAGGCCTTCCAACTGGATACTTTATAAGAGAAGTAAATGAAGGATTGTTCTTTAAGGATAGAGATGAATATGAGGCTACTCTTAGAGCTGAATTCGGTCTAACTGCTGACGAAGAAGGACACACTATCTTCCCAGAAGAAGAGTTTACGAAAGATGATAGTATATACAACAAGTATCACGATAAACTCGACGAATGGTTGGATAGTAGATGTAACAGACGTTATACTCTTCAGTATTATAAAGATAGACGTAGATACTTATCTCCAAAAACTATTCAAGCTCAGAATAGAATATAGAGGTAGATAGACCTTATTCTTGATAAGTGTAGAATGGAATCCGGTTTAGTAGACCTGTCTAAACTTACGTTAAATGAAAAGAGTCAACTTAATCATTATCGTAGAGAAAAGCGAGACCTTGGCAGTCATTATATATTTACAGAAGGCTCTGATGGCATTCTAAGAGTTGAAGAGAAAACAGGAGACGCTTTAAAGATGGCAGATGAAATATCAGACTGGAATAAATATATAACCGATAAAGTTAAATATAAACCAGACTGGACTGCATTTAATCAAGCAATTTCTGAGTTAAAAAAGAACGGAGCTACTCAAGACTAGATTGATGAATTTAAACGTAATAACACTGTTACTAGAATTACTCCAGAGTTTTACGACACTTTGAATAGAGTGCTTGGAAAATCTGTGACTAGTAAGAAATTAGAGCAGTTAAAACATCGTCATAGAGAGATAATAAATGCTTTAAAAGAAAGACAAGGTGCTGGACGTCATAATCTTAGCAAGCTTGGTTCTGGTCTTACTACTGATCAATCTGGATGGAGAGAATTGTAGAAGATAGAACAAGAAATGGCTAATGAGAGAAAGGAGCTTATAAAGAAAGGTATGAAAGGTACACCCGGAGATATCGAAGATTTAAGCTTCTCTGATGTAGCTGCTATGTTGTACGTTCCTATAAGTGATACAGAAGATAGATCATATCTCGACGTACTTATAGAACAATGGAGATCTGCTGCTGTTTCTAATACAGACTTAAACAATATATTTAATCAATTGTTTACGTTTAAAGACGAAAAGGGCAAGATAAGATACCTTAAAGCATTCTCGTACCTTACTCCTAGAGATTGGACGTTAACTATAGAAGGCAAACAAATCTCATGTATCGAATCTTTACCAGGAAGTGAATATTCTGAGTTAGACGAAAGCTCTCCTTTTGTAAACGATAAGTTCATTAAGAATGGTAAATCTTTGCAAGTTAAGAAAGATATGTATAAAAATGAAAAATATACTGAGCTTTCTGACGGCGAAAAAGAGTTCTTAAATAAGCTTATGCAAACTATGGACGAAGCTAACGAGAGAATACCTAATAAATCTCTATATAGAGACGGCAGGTTGCCTCAAATAAGCGGTAGAACAATGTCTGTATTATCGAATACAATTAGAGCAAAAGAGTGGTCTACAGCTTTAAAATATCCATTTAGAAAGTTTGGTGTAAAGTATTCTGAAACAGATACTGATGTTACAACAAACATGGATTTAGCTAGACGTCCTGACGGTTCTGTTGTGAACAATATCCCTATACGATTTGTAGAAAAGCTTCCAAATACTGCTGTTCAAACTACTGATGTATTAGGTTCTGTAATTGCATACTTTGATATGGCTTGTAATTATGCAAACAAGTCTAAAAATCTTCCTACACTAGAGCTTATTAAATATGCTGTAGACCCATCTCAAGCAAAGAATGGAAATAAAATGGAAGATCAATATACAAAGATTGAGAACTTATTAGACCAGCGTTATTATGGTAAGGAAACATCTTTTGGGTTCAACAGTGAAGAGAAAATAACTCCATCTAAACAAAGAGCTATTCAAGCAACTAAGACTATAAGAAATCTTGCTGCAGTGGCAATGCTTGGTGTAAACTTTACTACTATTGAAGTAGGTTACATCGATGCATTATGTTCAATGTTGGCAGATGCCGTAGGTGGAAAATATTTAACTGGTAGCGATATGCGTAAAGCATTTGCACAATGTATTGCTCATACTGGTAAGATGATAAAAGGTCTTGGAAATCCTGTTGTAGAAGATAAGCTTGTAGCTGCTATGTAGTTCAATCAACTTAGTAGAAGTAATTCTGAGATATTCTCTTCTACAGACAAATTCAAATTAGATAGATTTGTACACGACCACCTTCTTATGGGAGGTTATACTCTTGCGGATTATATGATTAACTCTATGATGCTTACGTCTACGTATAATCATTATAAACTTCTTACAAACCCAACGACTGGTAAGCAGCAGTTTATGTCTAAAACAGATGCTATAAATATATTTACATCTGTTGGATATACTGAAAAAGAAGCCGTAAAGCTTTGGAAAAAATCTAAAGACACTCTCTGGGATGCGTACGAATTAAAAGACGGGTTGTTCGTAAGAAAAGATAAGTATAAAGATATAATAACCAAGAAGCTTGAAAATCAAATTGCAGGTAGATTGCGCGACAGAACAGCAATGTATAATGGTGTCGTTCCTATGACAGAAAAAGCTAAAATGCAACAAAACGTGTTTGGTTCATTTGTTACACTTATGCGTAATTTCTATATAAATACATATTGGGATAAATTCAAGACTGGTGGAGATTACGTTACAGAAGATGGAGACCATCATATAGGATGGTCATCTGAGTACAAACGTGACGACCTTGGATTGGTGAATCTTGAAACAGGAGAGTTCGAAGGAGCAGTATTTAAAGATTTCTGTCGTGGTATGTACAAAATGGCAGCTAATTATAAGTCTGCATTCAGAAGCGGTATAATGAGTTCTTTAAATGAATCTCAGCGATATGCTGTAAAAAGATGTCTTACTGAACTTGGTACAATAACAGCACTGATGTTTATGATGTTATGGAGTGTTGCTTTTGCTCGTACAAATGATTATGATGACGATAAAGACCCTGTATGGCTCGTAAATATAGCTGGTATAATGCCTTGGTCAAAAGAGAAATTACTTACTTTTGATTTTGATAACGCTGACAAAAAATTCTTTGACTTCTTAAGGTGGAAGTTAGCATTGTTGTCGACAAGAGGATTTACAGAGCGACTTACATCTTGGTGGCCTCCTACGGTACTTGAACTGTTTACGTCACCTTCTACAGCTAAGTCATACTTAGACGATGTTTGTACTATTTGGGATTTAAGTTTAGACATGTTCAGCCAACATGCCGATGACGAGATTAAAACAGGTGGATATAAACATATGACTCGTAGAACAAGGGATGTACTTAAACTCACCTCTGCATTCGGTGTAGACAATCTCGTAAGACAGTGGCACACCGACGGAATCAAATCTACATTTAACTACTATAGAAAACTTACTCCTACAAGTGCTATTGTTCCATCTCAGTCAGAATGGAATGAACAACAAGGCTTAGGCACTCACGGTGGTTAGAAATCAGAAGAAAACAAAACAAAGAAAAGGTCTTCTGGTGGATTTGTATATTGATATTTATTGAAATAGTAAATTTCAAATTTCAGTTTGGCTATCTTGTATATTGTTATATTTAAACAATAAAACGAATAAAGGGGAAGCATTCACTTAGAATGCCTCCCCTTCTTCGTCTCCATACTCCTCTGGTGCGTAATCCTCTTCAGGAAGCACCAAAGGTTCTGGATGTTCGTACATTGTTCCAAGAAGTACGTTGTTTGTTATCCACGAATCTTTATGGTCCCAAAAATCAAGTATTCGTTGTTTTTGAGATATAGATAATAATATATTACCTGCTCTTATGTTTTTAATAGTACTATTGATGGTAAATACATATACAGTGTACGATTTACCACCTATTCTAGCAATTCTAGAGCTGTGTCGATTATTAAGTCGATACATTTTATAATGTCGTTTTGCAACATCATCTCCTTTTATGTTATCGTCGTACATTAAAAACAAATGATCCACAAGATGTGGCTTATTTTTATCTTCAAAGTAAGCACCTACAAAACCACTACTCTCTTGTATATCTGATAATTTAATATCAGAATTGAGTAATGGAATTGCAAGTTTCATTAGGTTATTCATAGGTTTAAGGTTTCTGAGCCGTCACCTTCATAGTATTCTCTACTATGTTCCCACTTGTTGTTTATCTGATGCCAAGCGATATCTCGCAAAGCATGACAGATGTCATTATACCTTGCAAGCACTTGCCATTCATGAAACACGAAAACACGAATTTCATTTGAACCAGTAGTATCTATACCAATGATATAATACAAGAACTTCCATTCTGATGGATCATCATTCAGTTCGTTCTCAATATACCATTTAGCAGCCATAGTATAATACATAAGCTGTCTACAATAGTCGTACATCTGTATACTTTCCTCAAAGTGCCACAATTTAGCTGTAGTCTTAAGGTCCATAATAATACAACATTTTGTTTTAGTACAGAATGTAACACTATCTAATAAAGACTTGCATCTTATTTTGTAGTCTTTAGTAGCTTGCCACTCCCAGTTTATATGAAATTCATGGTGGTGCTTTAGATTACTCATAGGAGGAGGTATAGACCCCATCATATTTTCCTCTGCCGGCCATAACAACTTCCAAGCTAGTTTATGAGCTTTAAAGTTATTCTTAATCTTTTTCAACATTTGGTACTCTGAAGGACTGATCATCTGTTTCCTATCTGGATCTTTCAGGTAATCAATATATTCCTTCAACGTAGAGGCTATTTTCAGGCCTTCTGACAGCATTTTGTCTTCCGACTTTCCTGCTGTACTATACGCCTCTTTATAGGCGCTTAGAATGGCTTTATTTGGCTCTATTTCTAATGAAGATGCTAGTGCCTGACAGAACTTCTCCTGCTGTGCAGAAAAAGGTCTACTTTTGTCCCACACTACATAGGTTTTTTGGAACTCTTCAGGCTGTAACAGATACATATGAATTAAGGTTCCGCGTTCCAATACAGGGTTTTTCTCCTCTGGAACATCTTCTGTCAGCATCTTATGTAAAAAGGCTGGCCCCTTATTCAAGAACCAGCCTATATTGGAGTTACTTATACGAGTTTTATCCTCATAATAAGGTATGGAAATATCCATCATTCTTCTTTCTTCGGTTTATGTTTCTCAACATATTCTCGTACACTATCACCATCCTTTAAGACATTCTTAGTGAAGTATCGGAGAAAACCTTTCAGTTCCTCTAATGCTTCATTAGGAGTGTCATATTTTTTATATCCAAGTATGAACCCAAATGGAGTGAGAGTGTCTATTTTCCACTCCCATCCACTAGGGCTATATATCAAGGACATACGAACGAGATAGTTAGCTTCTTCAAGCGTCATTTTCGTGCAATATTAAGATCGTCAAGAATCTCATCAAAAGACTCATCAGGATTATTCTGATGCTCCTCTCCAAAGATAACAACGTTATCATACGAAACAACGCTCATAGAAGCACAACAGAACTCAGCAGCTCCGTCGGCAGCTTCTTCTGTATCGAAATATTTCATCAATACAGTTTTAGCAATATTTTTATCGATACTCTTAAATGTGCGCTTATAACGTATACGAGAGCATCGGTCATTCAGGTACTTGTCAATCTCCTTTTCGTCGTTTGCAGTACACAGAATGAGTTTTTTGCAGGTAGGCTTTACACCATCGAAGAAGCCTAACAGACCTGACAAATACCAGTTCTTATCAAGCTCATCCATAATGATGCAGACATCATCACTAACCTGTGAGAAGAACTGCTCAATATCAGCAGTTCGCACATCACCATTAATGACAATGATGGGCAGACCAGACTTCATAGCTGTCTTTTTAGCCATTAAAGTCTTACCGCTACCCTTCAAACCGCTAAACAATACACCTGTGGTAAGCTTATCGGTCTTCTTATAAGTATTGACGATTTTATCCATAAACTTATTATCCGCCTCACTAAGATAGTAATCCTCAGGGAAGATAAATGAGTTTATCTCAGACAAACAAGGCATGTCCATCTGAGTATTATGCAGTTCATAGACTTTACCAGCTGTCAGGCTGTAACTACTTCCTGATGGTATTGGCATAATATTATCGCCATTCTTTATAAAAGAATATTTATTTTCCATTTCGTTCTTTCAGCTCTTCAATCATCTCGTTAACCTGCTTCTGGTTACGTACCAGATACAGTTTTGTTTTAGCGTGATGTTTATGTAAATAATACTTGAATAACTTCCAGCGAAGGGGAAAGGAATCTCCCATAAGTCCTTTACATTCTACTATAAAACCTCGTCCAACGAAGTCTGGTAGATATGTAATAGGTCTTATTTTTTCGCCTAAAAATTCGAACTTTGGTAGAAGAGTAAAATGCTTTGGCTCATATTTGACTGGTATACCAGCCTTCATAAAAGCTTCATACGTATAGAGTTCGAGTTTGCTACGAAAATGTAGCCCATACGCATCGACTGCTGTCGCATTCTTAACCCTTCCTTTAGATTGCATGAGAATACTTTTCAAAGAGAATAATTACTGCTCTCTTATTTTTCTTATAATTTGACACCCACATATGAGAATCAAACAGTACTCCGCATAGGAAACCACATGCGAGACTAGTCGCACATATAATAATATTACTTAACATATCCTTCTGTTGTTTTAGTTAACCAATCCTTGACAATGGAGAATCCGTTAGCCTTAACAGCATCGGATACGTCCTTTGCCTTAAACTTCTTGTGAACAAACATAGCATTTAGCTTATGTTCTTTGCTGCACCGTCTTGCATTCTTGACGCCAGCCTCATCTCTGTCAAACAGGATGATAATAGTCTTGAATCGCTTTCGGAGATCTTCCAGTATACTGTTCGGTATAAAGGTGGTCTCACTGGATGGCGATATAGCGCAAAATCCCATTTCATACAAACACATCACATCTTTAAGCGATTTAGTTATAAACAATACATTCCCAAACTCAGGTAGCTGTCTATAACCTTGAATGTTTCCATTATTTAAGTTAGTCCTCCATTTAGTATACTTACTTGCAAGTGGACGATAGATTTTAAACCTGTCATCTACCTTATAAGCATACATAGGATTATCCTCCTTGTATTTTCCTCGTACAATGTTATTACATAGGAAATACTTAATACTGAAAACATCAAATTTCTTAAGCGTATCCATAGAAATATGGAATTGCTTCCAATACTTCTTATCTACTTCTGTAAATGGTTGTCTAACAATCCCTATGACCGTCTCAGACGCATTTTCAGCCACTCTGACGGCCTTTCGGTCTGTTTGTGTAGGATTTATCTGCTTAACTATTTTTAGGAGCTCACGCTCCATTTCTTCGCGTGTTTGAAGATTCTTGTACAGCTTCATGAACTTGAGAGCATTGCCTGCTTCTCCAGTACCATGATCTTTGAACAATAACCCTCCAGTCTTGCTAGGAAATATAGCAAAACTAGGTATTTTATCATCAGGCCTCAAAGGGCTATTAATTAGCTTCTTTGGCTTTATAGACCCTAGATAATAGCTATATATGTCATAGTCGCTCACTTTCTCCAACAAGTCTTTCAGACTCATTGTGATAGCAGTTTTCGTACTATACATATTACAATATCCTACATTGGTGGTTCTTAATTCTCTGTAAAGTCACAGTAGTCATCATAGGATTTATCTCTTTCTTGTTAGAAAAAGGTACAGTAACATATCGGTGCTCTGCATTAGCAAATACCATATGTGTACTATTCTTATGATGTTCAAAGAATCCAAGAGTTCCAAGCAACGCTTTAAACTCCTTGTAGGAATAAGTTTTTAAAGCTTTCTTTCCTTTCATAATTGCGCAAGGTGCCGGATTCGAACCACATATACAGTATGGCTACTGTACGTTTTAACTATTTAAACTAACCTTGCCTTTTATGGGTGCCAGATGGGATTCGAACCCACATTTCTATACAATATTAATTATGTATAGACGTTACCATTACCTTACTGACTCCATTTTTTCTTTTTCAATTCGGTTTAACACTTGGTTAACCTTTTTAGAAAGATTAACCTTTTCTCTACCTCCTTTGTTCCAGTACCAGTCTTTCCAGTACCCTGGTTTGTGATAATCTTTCTGTTTCATATTGAAGGGGCTGACGGATTACTCCATCAGTCTTCCACCACTGACCTTTATTAGCTTTCACGTTACCCTCTCTAGGCAAAACCTAGTTCATTCGTACGATTTCCACGTACCCGTAGTTTATTAGACTTACACGGAACGATTATCTAATTTATTGGTTGTCAGCACCACTGACATTTCCCACAACGAAACATTTCAGCGTCACGCTGTAGACGTTTCATTAGAAAGGGAGGTCGTCAGCACCTGTTGATACAGATTCTTGTACTGTATCGATAGTCTCAGTTACCGGAGTGTTCAACAGCTGAGCTTCCTTAGCTGCTGCAACAAGCGGATCGATAGGCTTCTCTTCATCAGCCTTTACGGGACGCTCTGTAAGATCGTTCTTCCAAAGCTTAATCTGAGACTCTGCAACTGTCATAGCCTCAACGAAAATACCGTTCTTCGACACCTGGGTGTAACCGTTCTTGTCATAAGTTACCTTAAGACGTACTGGTGAGCTTTCACCATCATTGAGACACTGCTTAGCCCAATTAATCATCTCGACAAATGAGGAACCCTCAAAGTCGTTATGACCACCCTTAACTGCATCAATAACTTGCAGAATACGACCAAACTGCTGATCATCACGACGCTGTAAATCCTCGTCAGTCTTAATCCACATATTCTTCTCGTTCTTCCACTCAGTCATAGTTGCTGTCTGACCGTTAGCGTTCTCAAAGATAATCTCCAAGAAGTCACGACCATTCTGTGTCTTATTAACGTTTACCTCTTTCAAGGTAATATTCTCATTGATTCCCACTGGCATATACGAGCTATTAAACTCAGTATTATTTGTTGTTGCGGTTTTTGTACTATACATAGTTCTTGCAATTTTAATTATTCAGGTTTATAAACTTTATCCCAATATGTTGTTATACTTCCATCTTCATTACCGGTGGCAATGATGATGTCTTTACCTGCGATGTGTCTGGCACGCGCTTCCATACTTGTTCCATCTCCTCCGGACTTAAAACTGATGTGAGTCTCATTGTCCTTACGATAGACGTATCCGACGGCATCTGCCATGCCACATACGATTCTGCCAAGTTTGCCAACAAGGTCAATCTCTTTCGCGTTAACTTCTTGACCATCTTTCTCGGTGATACTATCTTTAACATGTCCTATAAGTATAAACTCATCACAGAGTTCTTTGAACATATCGATTACCTTCTTTACTGCGGTTCGAAGATAACCATATCCAGCACCACGGGCAAGTGTTGTAACATCTGTACCTTTCCAGTTTTTACCCAGTTCAGTTTGACGATACAACGTACAAGCATAACCCATGCAAATGTCCTCTAGACGAGTTGCATTATCGATTGTAATATGTTTATAAAATTTATGACCTACTTCTGCATTCTTTGCTCGAATTGCCTGAGCAATCTGACCAAGGTCTTCAATGGTGCGTGCTTGTATAGCCATCGCATCAATAAAAGTAGAACCTCCTTCGAGGTCTATAATCAGATTATTAGGTATCTGAGCTACACAAGAGGTCTTTCCTGATTTAGGCATACCATACAGTATTAAATACTTAGGGTTTACCGATTTCGCAGGAACAGGTTGTGTAGGTAGTACTAAGCTCATAATATACTAAATTATTTCTTAATAGTAATCTTCAGACCATCAATATAAATAGTAGCAATAGTCTTCTTCATCTTCTTGGTCAAACCACTAATAAAGATAGGGTTACCAAACTCGTAGAAGTAATACGTATTGAAGCCAATAGTAATGTAATCCTTTGTGAAATAGAAAGGAGTACCATCTGCGAGGTAGTAAATCTTATCCTCAATATAAGGACAGGTATTACCAAACTTAAAACCGTTGAAATAACTATAGACATTCGACATAGAAGTAGGATCATCAATCTTAATCTTGATAGTCTTCTTCTCGGTATTGTTACCATACAGCCAAGAGTTCTTAGCCATTATATCGTCATATATATAATCATCAAGAGTCTTAGTAGACTTTGCACATGTGTTGAAAAAGGGACAACTATTAATATTGTTAGTCTTATTATTATTCTTAATTGTAAAAGTATACTTCTCCATAATTCAGCCTTTCTTTTAAAACGTTAATACTAGTCTGATGCATTAACATTCAATGAGATTATTGAACATGAGGTCGTTCTCGAATTCGAGTATGCAAGGCTTACCAGCATCTCTATTCTTTAAGATGTGCACGTATACCTTGTTTTGAGTAGGTAAATGATTTGGACCGTATTCTAAGATGTTCAAAATCTCTGGTCGATGCAAGGCCATAACATAGTCACTGCCCTGGAAGATTGCATCAGACGATGAAAAATCACTACGCATAGGATAATGCGATAATGGATTATTAATCCTCTCAGGGGCTTCTATATTACGGTTCATCTGAGCAATCTGTATAACAGATGTCAGAGGCAATTTCTTGACCTGAATGAACACACGTTGTAATTCAGCAATAGTCTCTAAGACAGAGCCAATTGGCTTGGTAAGGAGAGCATGATCATATAAAATGATAAAATGCTTTCCTGTACCTTTTACATACGTATTATAAAAACCAAATATAATCTCTTTAACTTGCATGGGTGTACACGGATCATCTACAAAATAGATGGGGTACTCCTTTAGCTGGTTGCATACTTTAATGACCTGGCCAAAAGTGGCGTCATCAAGGCTCGTTTCCGAGCTATACAAAGTCGAAGTCGTTTTCCTGAGCTTATTAGAAAGCGTCCTTCCAACTTGCCTAAATGCTACCATCTCTAACGAGAAGTTCAGAATTATTATATCCTTTGTAGGATTAAGCTCAATCAAATCAGTCTGGATACAGTTCACGAAGGAACTCTTTCCACTTCCAGAAATGCCACCTATGGTAAAAATGGTATTGGGTTCAATACCTCCCATACACTGCTTATTGAACTTCTTCCATCTAGTCTTCAACGATATTATATCGTTCGATCTACGACCTTCGACATAGTTAATAGCCTCTTGGGCTACCACACTCATAGGGCGTATGACATTAGATAAGTTCTGTTCCATAAGAGTTTACAGCTTGTTTAGTTGTATCCTGCATTTCTTCCTCAACAGCTTCCCACTGTGAACGTGTTAACCAATTCCACATGGTCATCATATAACCAAGGGAACCTTCACGCATGCGTTTAGCCACTTCATAGTCTAAGCACTTTATAAGGTGCTCAGCCATCGCGGAACTCTTGCCACACTTCGTGTTAAAGAAATGACGACATTTGTTCACATTGGCACGCAGATAGGATTTACTCCCATCACTACGCATTACATACACTGGGTACATATCATAAAACACATCGAAGTAGTCCTTCTCTGGTTTAACTGCGGATATTAGCTTATCCGTTGGTTGATATGTAATTGAATCACTGCTCTCGATCGCGGTGACCAACTCTTGAGAAACTAAGTATGATATTTCTTCGTCGCTAATAAGGCTGACAATTTTGCGGACGTCTTGATATTTTGGTTGATTCTTACCCAATACCATACTTAGGAAAATTAACTGATTTGAATTGAGGCCTGGAAACGCGTCCAGGACTTTCGTATCTACTTCAATAATCATATTAAAATAGTTCTAGTTGCTGTTCAGTGAAGTCTGCAACAATCTTTTTGGCTTCACTGATATAGTACCTGTAGTTGATCTTACGACCTTCCACAGTAGTATCATATAACTGATTCAGGATCGTAACACCTGATTTAGTTAGCATGTTTTGTAAATTCGTGTGGGAACCTATAGTTCTATTTCCGATATACTCTATGTTTTTCACATGAGAATCATACCAGTATGTTCCACCGTAACTTATTTCACTTTCTGGTACCTCCATAGTCTTACCTTTGTAAGTAAATCTCACAAAAGGTACTTCTCTTTCTGGTACGAAAATTCCTTTAAACAGATATTCTCCGTTTTCGCTTGCGTAGAACCTATTAATGCGTTGCACTCGATTTTCCCCGTGAAACACATCAAACTTCTTATCGACTTGTTGGGACATTAAGAAGTCCCTGATGTCTCCATCAGATTTAATAAATTCTTCGACTGGTTGTTTGTTAATAAAGTAGTTTATCACCGCCTTTGGTATAACCACAGGTGCAAGTCCTTTGCCTAACTTGTTTTTTGTAATAAACATACCTTTTTCTTCTATCTCTCCACCTTTCAAGACACCAAAGTAGTCATTGATAGCGTATTGATAGAATGCTTCATACTCATCAGATTCAAATTCCAGACGTGTAAGGGATTCCACCTCCTTAATAGCATCTGAAATCGCCTGTTTAAGGCCCTTTTTAGCCCTGTAGACGACTCCATCAGTATTGCACTGAATAATCTCACATCCGAGATCTAAAAGCCTGTCTACGAGCAAAAGAAGTATCAACTGGCCGTTTATACGTATCTTAAATACGTTGAACGGGTCGTACATCCAGCTAACTTCCTGTTGCATTTTGCCTGTAGGTGAGTTAAGCACAATCTTAAGGAACAAGTTCTTAACTTTCTGACCTGTATGCTTTGCTTCTAGCCTTTCGGCTTTCAATTGGGCAAACAATTCGCTAAAGAGTTTTCCCAAATGACGAGGACCCCATTGATACTCAATGAGCAAGGACGGGTACATTGACGCCACATCAGCGTGCCCAATCACCTCATCATCTTTTGGGAGGAATATCTTAGGTGTATGAATAGTATGGATACCACCAACACCAATAGAATATACCACATTCGAGAGAACGAACTTCTTCTCGTAGCCTTTTCGCTCCTTAGAGTAAACTACCTGTTCCTTCATTTCCTCTAAGATGCTCTGTAACTTTGGGTTTTTATATTTTATAAATGGCAGAATGACATCCTTTAGAGGGATGTAGTCCATAGGAGACCTCATTTCCTTTATAACATTTTTAGGAATACCTGACCTCTTAGAATATTCTTCTAATAGATAGGTCTCTGCCATTTTAACAGAATCCATGGACAAACAATCTATGCCGTGCTCTTGCTCAATAAATAAGCGGAGCTCAACTTGGTCTGCAAGTCTATTAAGGAGTTCTGTAGTTGAATCAACATCGTTGACATTGTATGCAATCATATCGTCAATCTTATCGACTGGGATAGGCTGACTAAAGTCACCGTCGTATTCTTGTACGTTTCTATAGTGCATGGTGCATTGCATGGTCTTAAGACCAACGCGCAATTTACGACTGAATTGCATCGTTAGTAAATCCATTGAATAGAAGTACTTCGCATACTTCCACTTTTTGAAGCTGTCAATATTGCCATCTTCTGAATTTACAATCGTTGTTGAAAGATTAAACAGCGATCTACAAATGACTTTCCAGGATAGGTTAGACATTTTGTAAAACAGGTCTATCATATAGTTGATAATAACATCATCATAATGATGATTGTTATATCCACAAAACATTTTGTTTTCGAGGCTATAAAAGAAGAAATCAACTAGCTCCGCTAGCTGACTCCTTCTTTCACTTATCTCGAATTTGATGACTTGTCCTGTCTCTGAGTTCTTACAACAACAGTGGAAGCAGTTTGGGAAGACTTCTATGTCGTATACCCATACGACCATGTCCTTTATTATCATGCTTCTACTATTTTGTTAGAGTACACCAAAGGATTCGAACCTTTAGTGTACACACGGTTACGTGCTATGCAGAGGCTTTACCGTGCATTATTGCGGCGTAGGGGGAACCGAATCCCCCGAGCCCCCTTAAAAATCCCTTTGCGAGAAGGTTCCTAAGGTGCTACGCCTAAGCTGCCTTCTTCAGCTTCTTATCAGCTAAAGTGACACGCTTAGCTCCAACAAGTGGACGCTTTTGAGAACGCTTATGGTTCATCAAATCAGCATCTATTATTGAAGCATCCTTTTTCATTGCTTTCTTAGCAGCCGATTCTGCATTCTTATACAGTTTATCCTCGGTACTAAGGTTTGGAAATGAGACATCGTGTCCTTTTCCATCTACATCCTTAACTTCAGCAATTTTACTCGCTTTCATCTTAGATTCGTTAGTGTTTACACGATTTCCCATAACAATTAGATTGTCGTAGATAGAGACGACGAAATCTCTAAATCGTTCTTTCATAGTCTCTCGCTCTTGTTTCCACTTCGCTACATCCTCGGTGAACATAGCCTCTGGGCATACGTTCTTACGTTCCCATTTAGCCAGCTTGTGTTCTACAAGCTTCTCCATATACTGAACTTTGTTCATCTTTGGAAGAGTGTAAGGGAAGTTCTTAAACTCCACAAAGTCGTTTCGAGCAGGGATAACAGCTGTACCCTTCTGCTTCATCTTCTTCTTACACTTAATCAAGCGTTTAGGTTGTGGATACTTCTTGTGTTCCCAACTATAATCCACCATTACATAACGGTTACCAGTCTCTGGATCAGGCTTCTCATGTTTGATAAACATTGTACCTGGAACACCAGGAACAAACCAATACTTTCCAGTAGTATCGACATTTTTGCTACTGAAAGGAATCATAAAGAATTCCTTATCTGATTTTGGTATTGTATTATTCTTAACGGTGAACTTTCGACTATAGGCTGCAAGGGCGGCTACTTTTCTTCGACGCACCTTAATACGAACTCTGTTGTGTCCCATATTAATCTAAATATTAAGTTTAACATAGGTTAAGCGGCCTGTTTAACGTCCGTAGAGGCCATTTTAACGCTCTTAGAGCGCTTATAATGCATCTTGTGGACAACTGTACCAGAAGCCTTTCTAATAGCCTTGTGAGAAGCCTTTTTAGCTGCCTTACGAACAACCTTTGCAGCCTCCCAGCCACGAATAAACGCTTTAACGCGTTCCTTAGCTTCAGAGTTAGTATTGTGACCCTTCTGTCGATTGAGAGTCTTACGGGCTGTCTTAGCAGCCTTAGCGAGAGCCTTCTTCTCTGCCTTCGTGCGCTTCTTGGCTCCTCGCACACGAGGCTTTTCTGTGGGCAAGACGTTTGGCTTGCGCTTCACATGTGGGTAAATCTTAGACTTCGGAGGAAGTATCTTTCGCAGTGATGCGAGAACCTCCGCGTCACCCTCAAGGAATCCATATGTTGTTACCAGGAGCTTCCAAGTAATATCGTCGTTCATGAGAGCCTGCTTGACCATATCGTAGTCTGCTGGATCGAACATAATCGTGATGTCGTAGTTGTTAGGTGCTTTAATCTGAGCCTTCAACTCCTCTATCTTCACGTTGGTCTGCTCCTCACTGAGACCTATGCGCTTTGCACGGCGCTTCAGGGCGTTGACGCGACGATTTACATACTCTTCCTCACGGGCAGCCTTCAGAGCTTCCTTGTCTTTGAGGGTTTTTACTTTGCTTGTAGGAGTCTTGTCCTTGGCAATGTTAACTGTTGCAAACTTATGTTTTGTATCTTGCTTTGGGGTCTGACCATTTGCGGTAGTTTCCACCTTAAAATTATTCTTACTCATTTTGATAATGTTTTTAATTGTTAATACTAATGTTATAGTGCTTACACACTCGCGGAGTGATTAGTTGAGGATTCGAACCTCTAATACGCCTAGCGTTTCTTTACACGCCGTTTCGCTAATCGAACCAATTATATTACGCAGTAATGTCTGCCTTAAAGTCCTCACTGATAGAGTCATCCAACTCAATCATAGCATCAGTGTTAAACTTCGACAGCATGGCATCATACTTATTAGCCTCAAGCTGCTGGTCATGAATCAACTGAGCAATCTTCTCCTTAGAGAAAGTCTCTGTTGAACCAATATTCTTCTTACCCTTCTGGGCCTTAAACTGAGGATTCAGAGTTTTAATCATCTTCAACAGAGTGATATCCTCCTTAGCCTCACAGGCTGAGAAAATGGCATAATAATTGGTCTTCTTAAAATTCTCGTAATTAAACGTTGTTGTACCCATATTTAGATACTGAATCATACCCTTCAACATAATACGCTTATTGCGCAACTGCTGGATGGTATTATACAGAGCCTTAAGGTCATAACCTGAACCCTGGCCCGATGCCTTAGCCTTCTTAGACATTACGTTCTCATCACGAATGATGTGACTATAGTCTGTGATTGTCTTATCGATCTTCTTCTTCATGCTAAGGATGTTAGCTGCATTCAACTTAATTGATTTTGTCATAGGCAAATTGATTTAAATGTTAGACATGTTAATTAGTTGAATTCGAGCATCATTTACCTTGTAATCTGTGACGGAGTCGAACCCTCACAAATTTAAAGAATGGCAAGGGAATATAGTATTATCGGTCTCCCTCAGAAGCCGTACTATATTCTCGTGCCAATATGTTTGCTGAGACTATTCTTGTATCTCTAAGCTTTTAGATAAGTAGCCTTATCGTTATTAATGTATACCCCGCAGAGCTACTAACGACGTATGCCACCTACCCATCGGCCTGTCAATATTTCGAATGTGTCTCCAATGCTGTCTACTACACGTAGGTCGATTGGGCCTGACTTTATATCACGCTCAACCTTAACTTTTACTCCGTCTGAAAATGGACAACCGTTAACATGGTGGGGAGGCTGTTGAGTCTCCGTCCCTATGGTCTTCCAATATCCGTCCTTCGTTAAGTGTCGACACACATCCATAAAGCGATCTGCGATCCAAAGATAATTCTTCTCATGAATGCCTTTGAGCAAAGTCTCCCGCGAAAGCTGCTCTAATACGGCGTCATGAGCTGGCATACCCTCAGTCATAATCACTAGTGCGTCCCAGGTCTTTATGAAGAAATCAGAAAAACTAATCTCCTCATAACATTTTATAAGGTTATTTGCAAACGAACCAAGTCCCGACCAGCTGTATTTGCCAAATCGGATCTTAGCTTGATCCATTACAATCTGGATGTGACGATGGTCACGCTTTTGTGGCGCAAAGTCACTGTGGATTATTTCGTCAATCTTAGGTTCAGCAAGTAAAAAGCCAATAAGGCTGACGAATTTATCCTTTTCGTTTTTACTGAACTCTTTCATGACTAACCCTCAGAAATTATAACCTCCACTGAGCCACCGTTATCGGTAGCGTTCAGCTCCTTCTTGCTCTTGAGGAAAGCCTCCTCATAGTCGTTGACCTTCTTCTCATTAGCCTTCATGGTCGAAATGATAGAATCCTTCTGACCCTGAAGGGCCTTAATCAGAGTAGTGATGATGTCCACCTGCTGCTGATTGGCTACATTAACCTTGTTCAGAAGGGCACGGCCGTTAGCAAAAATCTGCTTTGTTGTCTTGTTGTTAAGACACTCCATCACGCGCTCGTCAGTTACGGGGCCGAATGCACTACCAGCTACAATTGAAGCCTCAGCCTCAGTAGGGGTGTCAGGGTTAAAGACTACTGACGTAACTCCTGTAAGGGGGTTAGTCTTGATGGTCTGTGTGAGTACGTCAAAATCGCGAATCTCGAACTTACGAGGCGACTTATTGACGATGAGCAGGGGTGATTTGGGGTTCATCTGAACCTCGCGCTGAACTTTCTCAAAGTCAGTCCATGTGTCCTTGCTCTCAAGGGTAAAGTACTTAGCGCCAAGAAGGCCACCAAGCTGTGAAATCTGGCCGTAGTGGGCCATTACGGTGCTCATGTCTACACCATTTACATTTTCCATATGCTTATATCCTTTTTGATATCGTGGTTGATCCACCAACGATATAAGTGATATACTTGTCCACTTCAGGGCGGGACGTTGCCACACAAAGTTTGATACCGGCACTTATACGTTGAGTACGTGGCGGTAAGATGCTCTATTACAGTTGAGCAAACTGTTATAGTGTTTCTTATTTTGTTGTAATTCTGGTAGTGCTATGCTTATGGGAAGCGCGTTTGCTTTAACACGTAGTTATATCTTTATATTCCTCTCCGAGTAAGTTAAACTGTTGTGAAGCTCAATCAATATAACGGGAGTCCAACGGTAGGACATTTATACCCATAAATGCTAAAGGGTCAACTTAGCGCTAAATGCCAGTTTATGCATCATGCATCAAACACGAAACACAATATTGAGTTTTTTCTTAATACTTCCTTGCATCGTTGGCAAAATTTTCAACTAACTAGAGCTCAAGGCAGAATTTTAGTTGAACTAATGTACATAAATGCAAGTAAAATTTAACCAATAAAGTGTAGAATATCCTTAGTCGTATTTTCCAAATAGATGTCAGACATTACTACTCTGCTGTTGTATCCTGGTCTTGCGATACCAAGTTAGGCACAGCTGCCCCAGTTCTATGCTTTTTTCCGGTCAGAACAATCAATACCCGGCTGCTGTTAACGCATGCTTACGCCCCCTTTGTTGACTTTGCCGTTATCCATTGCGGCTGCGCGTGGTAGGTTACGTTTCGTTATCGGACGGTCTCAGAGCTCCATAACTCATCTCAGACCCTACGGCGCGTTGTTTTCTTCTCTTGGATGCGCTTACTCCACCCTCATTATTTATAGTGCACGAATACTGGAGGAATTCCACCTCATACGATTGCTGCCTTGCATCTTAAAGTTTCGCTTCGCCGAATCCTTTTCACCAGCGAACCATCGTTAGACGGACTAGTTACTCATTCTCTTTACCCCTCCGAGACAGGGAGGTGGTTTCACTTCGCGATAAGATTTATCACCCACAATTAACGTATACGACTTCGTAATCTCTACCGAACACATAGATTTGCTGTCTATGCTCTGATAGGATTTACCTTGTCTATTTGCTTCTCAGGAACGGTTGGCACTCGATTTCTCTATCATACGTCTAAAATGGTTATGTTTCTTCAATACAACAGAAGGACACTTTTCTAAGGCGTTGAACATAACGTAATAGATTTCATAGAGGGACATCAATTTTTGTTAAACATGTTAATTTCATCTGGCTACTTTCATATAGTTTTGCTTAAAGACTAAGTACATACCGCACACGAGCTTACTACTCTCGCTGATATAGTATATAAGTGTCTACTACTATATTATCCTTTACAGACGTTGGCGATCTCCTTCTATACTGGTGTGTATAGTTCTCGAATCGACCTGGAAATAAGCTAATGGCTCTGCCTGCTTTTGACTGTAAGGTTGTCATCCTTTGACTCCAGCATTTCCTCTGGTACATCTCCAATCTATATTACTCACCACCGCTTACCGTAGCTTTCATACCTTTAGAATAACTCTTTCACCGCGGAGTTCACTCGCGTAGCATTCAAGCCTCTAGGCCCTACTTCGCATTCAGTTCCTGCATCGAACTGGCATGTCATTTTACTTTTATATACCGCATAAACGACTAAAGCCTGGCGGTCACATCTCCTAATACAATCAGCTATACCTCATCCCTGGCACCTTCTTTTGGAAAGTGTGCGGATTCGTATATCATCATGTTACCATTTTAAACTCTCACATGCTCTTTTACGAATCTTTTCGAATCGAACGGCAAGGTTTCAAAAAAGCGACGTAGTTACGGTACGCCCCATGGAGTATTACTCTCCTGGTATTGTTTATACTATTCAATGTAATTCTTCATCCCTTCATACACGCCCTGGATTGCGTGGAACACTAGATTACAGCTTAATAGTGAATTGATACATCATACAAGTTTTTGGCATCTTCTTGTATGGGCAACTCGTGTAACGTGATTCTACTACTATGTATCCTTGTAATAGATCTATCGATACGGTTCAGTTTTGCGCTTCTTGCGACTTACTCGTCTTCCTTACCAATATACCTCCTCTCTGCATCCTACTAAGTAGAGTTAAGTCTGGCAAAGGTATAAAGAACCTTGCTGGTTGGTATAGGTGTTGGGGTCTGATACAGACGCTCTCCCCACTTACTACATGTGATTCAGGTATTGAGTACAGATACCCATGCAGCATTTCATCCTACCTTTTGAGTTTGCCTTTGGGGCTCGACATATTCTCGGATCAAGTATTACTCAGTTCGCGCCGGCTAATGAGACCGTTTACATGCGCTGACCAGTTCCCTACGGGAGGGGATGTATGAATCCTCATACACCCCCACTGCGGAGTTTACTAACGTTTATAGACTTCCTTACCGTCGACTGTAAGGATAATGGAAGCTTTAGGAGCTCCAATAGTGTCTGTGGTGTTCTCCGTACGATCCACCATATCATGATTCACAGGCATCCGTGACATACTGTCTGGATTGACAGCTGCCATTTCATTACCTGTACCGTCATGACTGATATGAGGTCCGTGACGATAACGAGTCTTCCATTTCACTTTCGTGATATAACGGACACTATCGATAATGTTGATAGAATCCTTGGGAGTTGCTCGTGATTTAGAGGCCTTCTTGTCCAGATCTAACTGGATATCAAGTGGCAAAGAGTCACCGACTATGACCGGAACTGGTCGATAGTCGGGCACATTCGCAGCTGCAATTGTGTTTTGTGGCATGTCGTTGAACTTGACCATTGCTAGTCCAGCTCCAGCGATCATTAAACACATGCAGCACAAGATGGTAGTAAAACGCTTCATAACATTGAGTGTTAGATTATGCGAAAATATAATCTCGCAGTTGGCTTACTAAGTTTCTAACCAGTTGCTTAGCAGCCGTTATGCGTTTTTTGATTCACCATCAGTAGGCTTCTCACCTTTAGCAGGCTCCTCAACAGGTTTAGCTTCGAAGCTAATGAGGTTCTTCTCATTATACTCCTCTTGCTTACCAGCCTCAGAGTTGAACATGTTCAGGATGATACCAATATGCTGCTGAACATTCAGAAGCAGTGAGTCGTGCTCAAGCTCTGTAATATTCATGCCGTCATAACCATAGGTATAGACAATGTCCTTATAAACCTTAAGGGCATACATATGGTTAGGATCCTCATTGTTGTTGTAAGCAGCAATGAATCCATTGGCCAGGTCAAACGATGGCTCGTTGACAAGTGCTAACATGTTGGTATACATCTCGATGTTCTTCTTGTCTACAGAGATCTTCTTCTCCTCAGACTCGATAGCCTTGGCATTAGCCTTAGCATCCTTCTTCAGAGCAGCGAGGTTCTTGTTCTTAGCCTCGATAGAAGCACTCAGTTCAGCAGACTTAGCTGATGCATACCATGCGATAACCACGCGAGTAAGCGAAGCAATAGTCTCGTCGTCGTACTCATATGCACCGGTCTTCTTGTTGCGAACACAGTTCTTGAAGGCACAGAAGGCAGGCACCACACTGTTAGCATCCTGCGCGAGAGTACCAAGTCTCTTGCCGAATCCCTCAAGCACAAATGTGGGCTTGACCATTGTTGTAATGTCCTGAAGCAGATCAGCGAGAGTGAGCTCGTGGATCTTAGCAAGTTCAGCTTGCGGATCGTCTGCTTTCTCGGCGAGAGCCTCACGATAGGCACGGTAGAACTGATCCGTTGTGACAAGACGAGTAATTGGGTTAGTACTACTACCGGTAACAAGTTGAAACTCAAGCGCCTCCTTCAGCTGCTCGTCTGTAGTAATCTTGGTGTGATCCTTCAGATACTCCTTCTTACCAGACTGAGCCTCTTCATTCAGCTTAGCCTCATGCTGCACCTTCTTCTTAGCCTCTGCACTTACGTGCTTCTCCTCAAGAGCCAGTACGACCTGGTTGGGAGCTGCCTCAAGACCAGCTGCTGCCAGCTGTTCCTTTGTTGGCTTAGGAAGGTTTTTATAGTCTGGAAGTTTAACACCACGTTCCTCTGCAAGCAGTTTCAGAGTGTTCCAATTCTGCTCATCTTTTGCAAGGATACAGCCCATTGGGTTCTTATGAACCACAGCTTCCGTTACAGCGATATCAAGGATAGTCAAATCCTCTAACATCGTAAGCGCTACATAATGGTTAGCGCTCTCACCGCCATTCTTCAGCATCTCGTCCTTACGGTGCTGAATGCCTGTCATATAGGCTACTTTGGCGTCTTGTGATAAACCACTAGGCATACCTGTGTTAGGCATCTGCACGGTTGCAGGCTGCTCTACGGCTGCCCCTTCTGCTGCTGGCTTCTCTACTACGGGAGCCTGAACAGCAGGCTTTTTGTCTTTATTCTTTCCCATTTTTGATAAATGTTCTAAATTGTTAATTACTCTGGGTTGACTAGACCCGTGATAAGTCGTTCTCTTTGGGTATTGTTTTTAATTGCGAACTGAAATAAGTCAGTCAGCTGTCGCTAAAATACATTTCCCATTGTGGTTGTCCACGCGCCTTGCGATGGACTTCACTTAGAATAGAATTGTCGTGAATGAAAGCTGAACCCTTACCTGCAGGCTTTGGGGATTTCTCCCGCATGGTAGGCACGAAAGATATGTCTGCCAAAATCGCATCGAGCGAAGGCATACTCTCGGCTACCTGCATGGGGGACTTTTCAATCATGGCAACTTTATTCTGTTTCTTGTCACTGTTGCAAATACCTCTTGCTACAGTAACAGCTAATGCGCCTCCAACAAATGAGACGAGTAGCTTCCAGCCTAAGGCTTCATCCTCGTTATAGCGTGCAATGCCAACAATGGCCGCAAGTGTAACAAGGACTGCCAATCCAGATAATAAAGTCATCATAATTTTAGAAGTTTTTTAATACGTTCACGATTCCTACTAAGGTGCGATTTAATCGTACCAGTCGGAATCTTGGTCACATCACTAATTTCGGCCACAGTAAGATGTTCTACATAATACAACTCGAAGACTCTACGAACGTCATCGGGGAATTTCTTAATTATCTCCAATATCTGATTGTAAGAAGACTTATCGGCCGATGTCTCCTCACTATCAACTACCTCACTGTTGTTACAATTCAACGGCTCAGGAACACATACTGAAGGTTTAAGTTTACGTAGATAATCGATTGCGGTTCGATTAGTTAATATTCTCAACCATCCACCAAAAGATGAATAGTCAACAAACTTAGAGAGTTTTCTATAAACCTTATCCCATACGAGATTATTAATATCTCGGGCCTCATCAAAATCTTTGAGGTATCGATACAATAGATTTGTTGTGAATCCACTATACCTGTAATAAAGTTTATTAAACGCAAGCGTATTGCCTGCTTGAGCACTTTTGATAAGAGCTATTTCCTCTTGCGTTATGCGTGGAGTATTAGCTTTCATATCAAACAATTTACCGTTTAGTGTCTAGATGGAATTTTACTAGAACGATGGTTATTAAGGTGTCACTCCTGGAACAGACATCAGCTGTTTATAGTTTGAGTAGCGGGTAAGGCACACACCATTAAATTACACTCTTTCAGTAATACTACTCATTGTGGGTTGGTGCGATCAAACGCTACCTCTTTTATGTACCTATATGCAGCGTATAAATACCTGGGATAGGTGGGCCAACCCTAGAATGGAAGATCGTCGGTTTCATTTTGAAAGTGACATTTCTCCTCATTCTCCAAAGAATCAACAAGATTCACGTAAATTTTGGCTGCTGTTTCATTGTCTACAATACCCTCTTTAATAAGTTTTTCTAGTTTCGACTTAAATATTCTCACTCTGACACGTACAGTTGCACGCTTCATGTTTGGGAATTCTGGTATGAATTTGTCATTAAACCATTTTACTAAATCGAACAGTTCCTCATTAGAACGAAGTTTGTAGTATAAATCATAGTCAAAATCACTTGCATCCTGCTTGTAGTAAGGAACAAACAATCGTGTCGTGTTTCTAATACCATCTGCGCCTTGATTGTATGCGATACGCAGCTCCTCATAGAGTTCACGGATTCTTGTTTGATCCACGTCTCGTAGCAAACCCGCTTCAATATACGGGTCCAAAAAGTTGGAAAATACGCTTATCATCATTTATTTACGATTTTCAAAACAGTCGATAAGATAATCAAGAATTGTGTTTATATCCTTATTTTTCTTCTCGACTGTCTTGGCGTCATCTTCCTTTGTAGGGAAAAGCCATTTAAACCATTTAATCATAAGTGTTTGCTTAATGACCAATAAGTTCTGACCTTTCTTTTTGTAAGAGTCATAATCGTCCTCTATACAGGGGACGGTTGTGGTAAACCAGGATACCCACTGCTGAACCTCTCTCCAACGCTTTATTTCAGCGTCATTGAGATTATTCCAATCGATAGTATCCTCAAATTTGAACTCACGTGGTAGTTTTGGATTGTCTTTATAACCAAGAACAAGTCTCGTCTGCGCAAGCCGTTCCTCGTTACTAGAATATAACCAAATGAAGTTCTTATAAACATGGTCTAGCCATGCTTCCTTGACTTTGCACCATTTAAGTGCATCGCTGACATAGCGAGGGAGTCTATCCCTTAGCATTTGTCGGTACCCTGTTTTGTTTATCATATTGTTGGATGACTCGGATTCGAACCGGGAATGACAGAACCAAAACCTGTAGTGTTACCATTACACCATCATCCAGAATGGGGCGTTTCTATTTTAAAGTGTCTCGGCGAGCTCCAATAAGCCACTCCACTATAATAAAGTTCCTACACAGCCTTCGTGTAACTTCGCGGTCCCATTCGGCCCCTTTAGCACGCATTTTGCGCCACAGCTTCCGGCTTGTTGTCGCCTGTCTGCTCCTCACCTCTACCTCGGAACTTTTATGTGGACCATGCAGGGCTTGAACCTGCGACCTCCAGATTATGAGTCTGTTGCTCTAACCAACTGAGCTAAAAGTCCATTTGCAGGCACTTAGGTAGCCTGCTCACCGACTTCACGCTGCCTCCTTGAGGCCCGTGTAGTCTGCAATGTTATAATTGCCGTTTAATTTTTATATCAAAGCGCTTGAATGACTTACTTTCTACTGCCGTCTAAACCAGTCAAGCCCGTATTGTTAAATATGGGTGGACCTGGGCGGAATCGAACCGCCGTCCGAACAGCTTCTCCTCAGTCACGCTAAGATTATTTCGTCCTGTGGTTGACAAATTGAGTATATGGTTAATACTACTCCACAGTCCTAGCTGAACGTCTTAATGATCAGTTAAAACATTCAATTTAAGGCTATTTTCAGGCTCTCTGAGCTGTTTTTAGTCCCTTATCTGGTAGCTACTCCGTCAAAGATGTTCAAACGGCTTAGATTGCCTTATTTTCACACTTAAATTACACTACATTGACCATGCTCTGGCTCAAAGGCTCGCACATAGTTGATAGTCTCATTCTTGATATATTGTGCAGTGTCTAATACCTCGCCCTCATGAGGATTGCTTATAGTAGCACCGGCTCAATGGCTCGCACACAATAGTGATTTGATCAAATGGTCTAATACATTTTAACAGCGTTAGCTCGCTGCTTACCTGCGGAACTGGCTCACATAACATAAAGAGAGCCTACTAATAGTATAGCAGTAAAATGAGTCTTCTAATCCAATCATTGCGGAACTCCCGGCATTGGAAATAGCGTGACACAAAAACGGTGCTTTAACTATTAGTAGTAATGCTCTCTCTCATATTCCGGCTCTTGTCCAGAATGTCAATTCATCCATAGGGCTGCGCAAGGTGTCTTTCACACTCTCCGTCTATCTCTCTACGCAAAGAACAGCCACTGGCTCAAAGGCTCGGGACTGTTGCAGGATTTTATCGTACACCGTCGATAATGGCTGCGTTAGCCATACGATAAGGATCGTCCCAAGACAGGCCATACCACTCGCCATACTGCTTCTGCAGCTCGCGGATGCGGCCACGGCGCTTGTCGGCACAATCCTTGATCTTCTTGGTGCCATCCTTGCCAATCTTGGCATAGATGTCTTCGTACTCTACTGGGGTAATCTCTCCCTTGGTGAGCTTATCCAGAGCATCCTTCTGCTCCTTCATCATCTCCTTCTCTACGTTGGCGCACTCGTCGTAGTACTTGAAGTCGATGTGCTGGCGGAAGTTCTGATAGTTCGCCTTCTTGATCTTGCGCATCAGTTCGTCTGCGCGGCGCTCCTTCTCTTCCTTCTCCATCTTCTCGGTGGCCATGTCCAGAACCTCCTGGTCCATAACGTTAGCCTCCTTCAGCTTAGCATCGAGATTGTCACTGGTTACTTCTGCGATCTTCAAACCGCCTTTCTTGTTCTTGTTTTCTGCCATAATTGATTTATGAATTTAAAGGGTTAATTACTTGCGGCGCTCGATAATAATCTCTACGCCACCTGTTCTAATTTCTGTTTCTACACTCCAACGCTGTCTCTTATAAGGGATAGCATTGTTGTGACGTGCTTTCACACGATTTACTGGATAGTGATGTGATGTCCTTGACATACGATATCTCTTGTCCTACGAATAATCTGAATAAGTCTGTTAGACAGACCGTGATTAAACATAAACGATGGAGAAAGATAAGCCTCAGAACCCTCTTCGGCTATAATCTTTACGGCATCTCTGAATTGAGTACTGCGTGCGCTGTTCTCGTTAATACAATCGTTCAATGTGCTTGCTAATTCGATGGTAAATGCATCGAAATCGCCGTCCTTAATTCGTTTCATGAACGGCTCACAAACGATTGCAATAGCATGCTCGTACTTATCAGATACATGAGAATCGACGTTTTGGAAACTCATCGCTTTCCCTACAATAGCTTCTGCTATTTCACGTTCGTCCAGATTATAAGCGTCAGGCTTTATATCTGGATTAGTAATGACTTGATACTCGCAAAGCGCAGCAATCAAGGTAGATAATACGGCGGGATTTGCTTTCTCGCCGTCGTAGACAATAACAATTGCTCTCTTCATAATACGTTAATTTACAGGTTTATATCGTTTCCCGTTAATCACTGTATCCTTAGAAGGGGGCGATTCTTTGTCTCCTACACCGGTTGGCGGTGCCTCCGTCACCGTAGTGTTTCCCTCTTTCTGAATCGTTAAATTTACTAGAGGGTCATTGGATGTTGTTGCTGGATCAGATTCGACCTTAGGAGCTGGTGGTAAATTATCATATACACTCCGTCCAGCCAAATATTCGTTGACAATATCATCCTTTGTAACTGGTCCTCCACGTTTAAGCAGTACCGCGACTGCATTTGAAAGCGGCCCATCATCGATGGCTAAGAATGTACTGTCGATACGACTCTCGTCGATCATACTCTGACGCAAAGCAAATACGTCAGCAAGAGATTTCAGCTCAATGCTGTTGTCCTCCATCTGTGCTGTTGACACGGATGAATCAAAAGTCTGCGGAAGAACTTTGTCTCCTGCATACTTAATGAAGGCGAGAGTCGCCACTGTGGTCAGAAACACTGTTACAACGAGTGCTGCAAACCATTTCAGAAAATCTTTCATTTTTGATAAATGTTTTTAAAAAGTGAAACGAATATTGTTAATTATAAACCCAAAAAGAGTCATGTTAAAAATCCCCTACATATCGTACTGGCAAGCATACGATACCTCCAAACCACAACGCACGACACACGTCCCTCGGGGATTATATTGAAAACACAAAAGGACGGGACCTCCCACTTTATCCCGTCCTGTACGTGTACATATAGTTAAGCGCTTCCACTCATTTAAAGTAAGTTTCAGCTTGTATGTTATCCGATAAAAGATAACATGGTTCTACATGGACACAAGCGCTACTTGGCCAAATAGTGTCATTATGGGATTGACCAAATAGGGCATTCCATTCTATTGCTTCTACGGCTGCTATTTCATCTTTCAGTGTAAAAGCTTTAGCATCTAAAGTTTGTGCATCTACACATGCCGAGGGGATGTTACAGCAGCCCATTGCAACAACTACTACGATAATTGGTAATGCCATATAATTGTGTTTAGAATAATCATAGAAAGGGTGTGGACTCCCACCACACCCCAAAGAACACTTGTACCTTGTCTCGCGACAAGAATTTGTTTTCAGCAAACCATAAAGAAATCTTTTTCAGAGTGTACAAGTGCCACGTTTCACAACGTGTTACTTTCAGGATTCAGGAAAATAAAACATTGAAATGCCTTAGTTCCCACAGCTGTCTTCGCGACTACGCCTTTATTTCACACTACTAACCCAAAAACAGCAAATGATTCTGCTATCCTGTCGTTCATGCTCGTCGTACTGTGGGGTGATGAATATACCCATCTAGGTGTCAGCTTCTTTTTAAGTCTCCTCTGACCACGACTATTTTGATTGACAAGGTAGAGAGCTATAGCGCTCCAGTTTCCTCTTTTAATTCGACAAACTGGCAAATTCCGTTGCCTTGTCAATCGTTGCATATGCACCCTCTCATCATTCGTAATTTCCTTGATCGCCCAGGAGCGAATTCGTTGGATAGGAAACAATCCTTCTAACGGCGACCATACTTGCGGGCTTGAGGTTTCCGCTTTAGCTGATTTCTATGCATATAAAAGATGAGAGTCGCGATTCTCACGAACAGCAACTCTCTGTAATAACTAAAACATAATACTTTATGACTATTTTCATACTGGCGATACAAAAATAATACCCAACGTAACGCAATCTGGTGCGTTTTTGTTGTTTTTAGATAAAGATGGACACAATAATAGGTCATTTAATATACAACCTTTGCATCCCTCTTCGCGTTTCTTGCACCGTAAAACTTTTCCGTTAACTTTCGCTAACTGTCCTGGTTTCATCATGGTGCAACACCTCCATTCGCGCAACTATGCTGTAAATATAGTATGATCGCGATCATAATACAACCAATCCAGAAACCTGGATCAATCTTACCATTATCAATCGAGTGACTCATAACATCTACTTGTAATTTCAATGTAAATATTTGGAGCCTTATTAACGACTCTTTTCTTTATCAAAGAAACCCAAACATACATAAATCCACAATTTGGAGCCCAGAATTTGATAATAGTAGGCTTTTCATTGTAGATTCGCCTCCATGTAGGAGCCCAAATATGTTGGAATCGTATAGCAGTTTTGAGTTTCTCAAATTCAGAGATACTAACCTTACAATCAACAACTACAATTTCTTTGAAGTTGTCAAGTGTTTCAGCAAGATAAAATTCGCTCTTCTCACCTACATATCTGGCATAATAGCCATCTTTTTTATGTTTGGTGATAATAATATGACGACCGATAACTGCACCGTCTTTAAGTTTACGACGAACTACTTTCATATTACTTGAATTTAACCCATGTACATGAACATATTCCGCCTAGATTCTTAATAGACTGCTCAATTGACTGAACAAGGACATCACATGCTTCTTGCGTCAATCCATATGCTATTTGTAATGTAGCAGTACCAGATTTAGCAAATAAACGACGTCTGTCATTGCCTTGAGCGTCCACACGCTTCTTTTTAGGAAGCGGTGGATGCTGTTGATTTTGTTCTCTTACTCCCATATTACATAGATTCTACGTAAGCGATGAACATTTTCTTTAGTGTGTCTTCGCAGATTCTACCACAAGGCAGTTCTAGATCATGGCCACGTTTACCACACATTATTATAGCGCCTGTTGTCTGGGCCCTTTCATCGGTCTCATCCCATTCTGCAAGCATATTGTTACAGAAGTTCAGCTCATCGGTGAGCTGCTCATCGATGCGTACATTTCTGGCACCAGCAACCTCAAGGTTATCCATAATCAGATCAGCATCTTTGTGTTTGCACACAATTCTACCTCTCATGGTGCGCATTTGTGCAGCGTGTACAGTGAGACCCATGTGTTCACGAAGAGCCTTGATAACACGAGTACCGTTGTTGTCCGCATCGAAAGTGATTACTACATCCGATTCGTCTTCTACAGGACAATCCTCCTCTTCTTCAGGATGCTTCTTCGGTATGTCCAACTGTCTAACAGCTGACATAAATGTGTTTGCAGCCACATCAACCTCACGTACTTGAGCGTTACCTATAAGAGGACCAAAAGTCTTAGATATTGTAACGCCGGTTGTTTCAACGGCCCAATCTACATGTAAATCCTTAGCGATGTTAGTAATCGTTCTTTCTAAGCCTTTACACTCGAGCTTTTCTTGCTCACTTGGGGTTACTGGCATGAGGATATATACGACAATACCCTCAGCTGTCATTTGAAATTTTCTTTCCATTTTTGTTTGATACAATTTTATGGATTTATTTACACGCCTAGGACTGCCCCCTAGGACTTGGGCTTAATTTCTTTTAGGTAACAAAGATGCGGAAGCAGATTTGGAACTCTATCTATACACTCGTCACATGGATATTCATTACATTCTTTAAATCTAAATGCACAGAATATACAAGAACCAATGTGATTATGGAGTTTTGTAACTCTATACCGTTTACCTTCTATTGTTACACACTGACCAGCTTTCCATCTACTCATTGTGATACGCGTTTGAGATAACAATTATTTGGTAAAAGATATCGGCTACGATAAGGCCATGCACAATATTGTAGTTTTTTCTCATTAAGAGCACATTGTCCACAAATATCAGCAGAATCGGTACGTTTTACGCGATATACAATACCTTTGATTGTTACCAAATTACCTGGTTTCCACATAATTACTTAAATTGAGTTACACCACCACTGCTATCATAAGGTTTGATTGGTAATTCCCGCCAGAACTTCTGATATACCTTATCAATATTCTCACAGGGTTCACCATATTTGCGTTTGAGAGCGTCTGCGAGAATACTCTTTAAAGAACTTTCAGGCTCATTATCAATATCAAGCCATATTTCTTTTGTACTTCGCAGACTGTCTGATTTAACAGCAAATACAGTATATATGATAGCACTGACACGTCCATTACTGAGAATAACGGGCAATGTTTTACCAATGCGTTGTTTAAATTCTATTTCAATAATGTTCATATCAATAATCTCTTAAGAAAATCATTGGAAGACCCAATTTCACATAGCAGTATGCTGCGATTATCACTAGCATCAATAACAATACACAGATGAAAAATGCAAGACATCCGTGTTTGTTGACAAAATCTTGCTTTTTCATAGATGTTGAATTTGTAATACAACAGAACAGAACCATATGAATACAAAAACACCTATAACAGCAAGTATTGCCAGAATTGTTGCAATGGTATATTCAACCCAGTCTGGAGTCATACGCTTGCGTTTGTTACCAACGAATCCAAATCGTTTCATAACCATGCTGTTTACATAGAAATTTGAGCTAGTTCCTTCATAATACCACGTGGAATGGTATATTCAGGATGATTACGTAGAACACCGAAGTAGTACTTGCTATCTGGGCCTTTGCAAGCTTCAATAGCATCGCGCATCGCTGTACCATTGTGATTGGTTACAGCCAGGAGAAGTTCATCGCTTTTAACAGCGTCACCATGCTCTTTCTTGTACAGCTGTACACGAACACATGGAACTCCCTTCTCTTTGAGAACATTTTCAACCTCAGACACTAGTTTAGCGTCTTTTGTTACAAGTTTTTTACTCATTTGATAAAAGTTTAAAATTAATACCGACCATCGTCACCTAGGTTTCGTCTTAATCTTCCAAGACTCATCAGGGTATTTTAATGGAGGTGAGAATAATCTCACCCCCACTGGTTTATTTGTGTTCAAGTTGTTCCTGAACTTTTGGCAAATATTGGCGATATTCTTTGCCAGTTTTAGCTGATTTACGGATAATAAAATATTTTCCGTTACCAGAGATGTAGATAGGATATTTAGTCCCATCACTTGCCACATATGTATATGGCGTAGTCATAAAGGCCTCTTTTGCTTTTTTCTTAGAGGTCTGCGTAAATGTGTTGCCATTTCTGACAACATCTTGTGCGTATACTGCACTACCTAATAATGCTAAGCATACAATTAAAAATAGCTTTTTCATATGTCAATTTGAATTGATTTCAAATGAAGCACTGCTATTTTCACAAACCACAGTGCTGAGGCTTAATATTAACTTTTTAATTTTAAAGATTATGTCTATGCCCTCTGGCATATAGATTGATACTATATGAGTGAAACGAATGTTCATAGAAAAGTAGAGAGGTCGTCACCGCTGTGACTGAAACGAATACGAATAATATCAACAACTCATTAAATAAGTACGTAAATTAATAAACCTCTCTAATGGTAAAACCCCACGGTCTTCTCAGATGGTGGGTAAAATTTCAAAAATATTACACCACTGTGTATGCCTATAATCAAAAGCAAATTTATATGAATAATAATAGACTTTCAATGAAAAAGGGGATATGGTTTACCAATTTAGCACCTACCCTCCGTAGAATGCGTATTGATAAGACCAGTATCCCCATAGTTTTACGTCTTTCTCAAGGACGGCCGTTTTCATGTACACAATTGATACCCACTAGTACATATCAACTGTTACACCATCTGTCTCTATTGAGAATTTCTCCTGCACGTTATGCGAAACGTATCATTGGTTTACGGTCAACCAAATAGGGAGATGTTTCGACTGATGAGTAATTTGTGAGTATTGTCTGAGTCAACTCACTTGCGGTCTCTCAACGTACACACCGCTTTGGCTATCCCACTTAATTTGGGCTTAACGACTTAAGCGAGCCGTTTTTGGTGAGCCTAGCTTTTCATCTCACCTGGAGGACTTCTTGCAGATCTCCTCTTTAACTGCCTTATGCCGAAGCAGCTTATGGTAGCAGTATACCAGAGCGTTTCAGTTTATCTTACGCACAACTTGATTGATTTCCGTCTTTCAGCAGATTCTCAGACGCCCTCTTTCACAATCATGTGGCCTGCTTATTTTTAACTGTTTCGTCTTAATTTTCAAAGACTCATCGGATGCCTAAAGGCATGACAGCTTAAATAATTTAAATACACCTATTCTCACGAACCAGTGTATTTTAAAGAACATGTTTAATGTCTAGAATTGGATGGACTGAATGTTCCCGTTGTTATACGGACCTGAAACAGACTTATTACCCTGATCATCGATAACAAGTTTACCAATCCAATGTCCATTACGGAATACATTTCCTTCTGTAACAATCACTTTCCTTCCTAAGAAGGTGTAATTAGACCTGCCTGTGGCATTGGCACGTCTATCATGTGAAACTCTTACGTGTGCCCCATCTGATGAGGCAACAGCGTTTAGTGCAAATCTCTTTCTCATGTCAATACCATATTTCAGGGTTAGGACTAGGATTTACACACTCTTGCTCTGTACATACAGGCCATTCTTCAGTTGTTTCCATACGCAATTATTTTTTAATGAATTGATTTCAAATGAGGGCCTCATCTTTACAGCGTGAGGAGTCTGTGTTAGTATTCCTGAAATGGAGTAATAATCCAATTATCTAAATATTCACCTAAATATTCTTGAACTTCATCTTCTGGTACATAACGTAGTTTACGCTCTATCCAATTAAGAATTGTGTCCAATGAATAAACAGGCCAAGGTCTCATTGGTACAAATACTATAAAACTATTCATACTCTACAGGAATATTAATGACTTTCTTGTGACCTGGCCATCGAGTCACTTCACGTACATAGGTTTTACCAGCGATGGTTCTGGCTTCTTTATCATACCACATATATTTTGATAATTAAGTGAATAATCAAAGAAAACACACGATATTCACATATGGTGTGTGTTTGAGACACGCTTGTCTCGTGAAGATTCTTCCATTTCCTCTAACTGATGTCTGTGGTTATTGTTAAAAATGACGAATACTTTCTAAACAAAAAGCGGGAGAGTTGCTGAGTACAGACCAGCATCGCTCTCCCTTTGCACATAGTTTGCTCCTAGTGACTAACCACGTTGTTTTATCGTCTTGCAAACTAGACTAGCATACACAGGCAGCAAGAGGTGGATCTCAACCAGTACGAGCAAATGTAAACGCATCGTGTCCACGGTCACTGTAACTATACTCAACCTTGCATTTCACACATCTACACTGGTCTTTCAGTGTTGACCAAGATGTGTTTAGCCCAATAATACACCATTTTCGGTCGTGAGGGTCGTATCCGGCTTTACGGGCGGCCTTTGCCTTGAAAATGATGTATTAGTGTGTGCAATTTAGTTTAACTCCAGGGTGTACAACGGTCAAATCATACACCCTATCAATGTTACATAAAAGCAATTTGATAAAATGTTTGATGCCAATTCAGTACGGACAATTGGCTGCCCATAATGATTTGATGTACATAGAATTTGGATAGTATGCAACATGGAGTACACGTACTCTAACACCCATATATAAATATGGCTAGTAGCAGTTAACTATCACTGTTTTAAAGAGTTAAACAATACTGTTTCGTCGTAATCTGCCACGACTCATCAGGGGACATCTACATCCCGACAGTATGAGCAGTTTAAAGTCTTGCTCAGGACCAATGGATCACTCGGCATCCTCCTCTTGTGGCGTAGGAGTTTTCTCTGCGTGCTTCTCTTCTGCCTCTTCCTCATCGATAACCTTTAACTCATCATCAAATGCTGATGTCTGAGTTGAAGAATACTCACGAGTGAACACACGAAGAATAGCTTTCATGAGTTTTAAATCATCATCAGAGATGTATTTCTTCTCTTTAGCCTCAGGCTTATGAGAGTTTAACACATCATCAACACGATTCTTTAACTCAAACATCTGTCGCATCTCACGATTGTTAATGTTACGTATGTCAGTAGACATGACACAAAAATCGCTGTTTAACTTGATTTCCATAAAGCTTGCAATTTATATTGTTAATACTAATAAGCAAGATTATTTGTCCACTTTGGTTATCTAATGTGTTGTTTTGTTTTTGAAGCAAAAAAGTGTGAGGGCACGATTGTGCCCCCACGATGCAATGTGCGGATTAGACTGCTGGTGCACCTGAAGCGCTATTTATTAATGGCGTTTCTGGGTTGCCTGGTAGTACTACACCTGCTGAACCACCGTCAAACTTGGACAGTGGTGCGTACAGGTTGTTCCAAATGCCAGATGCCTGCTCCTGAGGTGACCAGCCCTTAGCATAGCGACGTTCGCCAGTTTCGTTGTCCGTAGTCTTCTTGGTGAGCACCATAATACTTGTCGTAGTATAGTACTGGCCGTTCTTCGGATTAACTGCTGGTTCGTCACTGCCGTCCTTGAGACGCACGTAGGGAACACCGCCTGGAGTTGGGACTTGCTCAAACTGTCCGCCTGTGAACACGAGAAGATTCTCGGGAATAGGCTTGGTGGCGTCCTTCAACTGTGATGGGTTCCAAATCTGTCTGCCGAACTGGTCCTGACCGCCAGCAACAGAGGGAACGAGGTATTGTTCGAACTTCTTGACCAGTCGTTCGTTGAACGTGGTCAAAGAGCCTGGCTCCTCATACTCATCATCGGGGTTAACTACTGTGGCCTGAATGAACAGACTACCTGCGTTGGGTTTACCTTCCGCAACTTTGCGCAACTTAATGTCTTCAAGATTGTACTTCATATTAAAAACGTTTTTAAGTGGAACAATGTTTATGCATTTTACTGCAATCAATAATAAAAGGCTTATTCGATTTCCGCGCAATTGCACAAGAAACAGATGAGGATTATTCAGTTTGTGTACCTGCAATGCCATATTCGACAGTCCAAGCAAAAAGGGCTTTATTGCCCTTTTGCTACGACGACAACGTTGTCGATGAATGTGATTCGCTGGAAGCGCTTGTTGAGCGCCTTTTTACAGCGTAGCGCTGCTGCGAAGCATTCCTCTGGTGTTGCGTACTCTGGAGACATCTTCCATACATTGGAGGTAGTCTCGATGCTGAACTGGTAAGTCATTGTTGTTTCCATAATCCTTATCTGTTAAGTTGTGCAATATTGCACTGGACAGTAGTAGGCTTATTCGAATTGAGTGGCGGGGGGTGGTTGGACTTGCAGTTTGCATAGGGGGAGCCGTTGGTGTGTCCTTTCACTTTCTCCACGCACAAAATAAAAAATTTTAAAAAATAAAAAAAATTCCGAAGATACCGTTTTAGTATCCCCGGAACTTATTACTTTAGTATACTTACTAATCTATCTATCTTCTCTTTATCCCCAATAGGCTCTAGTATGTGCTTCCAGTCATGATCTTCCCACTTCTCGTCTGTGTTGTATCTACTGAGTATCTCTTGTTTTACTTCCTCAGTAAACTCATCGTTGTCTGCAGATGTTATACTTGCAAATACGAAATATTTTAAGCTTTCTTCACTCATCTTTTAATATTTTAGATATTTTTATAAACGCTACCATAAACGCAAATATTGCAAGTGCACTAAATACAGCCCCTATTATTTGTTCTTGTTCCACG